GCTGAAAATTACACGCACAGGCTTAAAGGGCATTGTTCCTTAGATACTTGCAAAATCCTAGTAAAAACAAACCATACGGCAGAATTACGGACGGTAACATTGGTTCATTTGAGTAATGAAGCAGCTGACCCGGAACAGATTTTGAAGGAGATAAAAGAAGCGGTGGTTTGGGATGATGCCCTGGTGCAGATTGCCAGACCGGGGCTAGAAGTTAATTTGGACTTATGTCCGTTTTGAAAGGAGAAATAGATGGTATCAATTGAATTAAAAGATTGGAAAGAAGTAACAAAAGGAATTTATGTAAATCCAATTTCTGCAAATGCAGCTTATGAAATTCATATTAAATACTGGGACATGAAAACAGATATTCTTTCTGCAAATGCCGAACTTTATATAGTGAGAGATTGGCATGAAAAAGACGGAAGAAACATCAGAGAAAGAGAAATACTGCTTGATTATGCATCTGTTATGGATTGTATTTGGAAAGCAGTTGAAGATGATAAGGAAAACAATTCGACTGAATAATTGAAAGGAGAAAATTAATGCCAAAAAAATTTAGAAACTATGTAATTAAAGGACAGGAGCATGTAGACCGTAAAGCAGGAAAAACAATTCCTTCAACTAGTGCATGGCGCTCAGTAAGAGATATGCTTCCAGAAGCTCCAACTGATGATACCGCATGTTTGTATTATGTAAAGCTGAAAAACTCTGAAAGAATCATCATGCTTGCATATACTGGAAATGGCGAATGGACTGACACAGAAGGAAAAGAATACAAAGGTATAGAGACATGGCTTGAATATATGCCAAAAGAACATCCGATAGTCGAAAGAAAAACTTTCTTAAATGAAGATATTTTGAAAGCTATTGTTTCTGATTATATGGAAAAAACTGAAGGAGTTACGGTTAATACAAATAATGTATTTTTTAAAGTAGGAAGAAGATCTGTCGGCTATGGAATTAGTGAACATGAGGAATTGGTATTTATTGGATGTGATGTGATAGCTATAGGGGAGGGAAATTGAAAATGAGCGTATTCAGCGTACCAGTAACGATTGGTGTCAATGAGGAAGAAATTGCAAAGGAAATCCGTAAAAATGTTGAGGACAAGGTAGTTGAAAAAATTACCAAAGAAATCAAAGGAGTTATTTATAAAAAAGAGTTATATGGTAGTAGAGAAACCAATGAGCCGTTGTGTAGGATGATACATTCTCATATTTCCGAGATACTAGAAGAGAATAAAAACGTGATCGTACAGGAAGCGGCAAAAGCCTTGGCAGATAAGATGATTAAAACCAAGGCTGTGAAAGAAGCAATAAAAGAAACTATTGAGAAAGTCAAGGAGGATTAATCAATGAAAATCTTCTTAAAAACACTTGACAAACTGAAAAAGCCAGAACCTTCCGAACAGGAATGTAAGTACGACAAAGGTTGGAATGACGCAATCAAGAAAGTTGAAGAACTGATCTGTTCCTACAGTCCTGCGGATATGTGGATTCCAACAGATGTGAAGTTACCGCCAGAGCCAGATGTGAGAGAAAGCCCAGAAGATAAGATAAAATACAACGTTACCATAAAAGACGCCGAGTTACCAACAACCCTTACATATTTAGGCGGTGGAAGATGGGGCATGGTAGAAGAACACGGAATTGCATATTACCCAGTCATTGCATGGCAACCAATGCCACCAGTATACAAACCAGGGAGGTAACACCATTGGAAATAACAATCGGAATCGGCACAGATGAAATTAAAGAAATCATCATGGAGCATATCAAAACAAAAGGATTCAACGTAACAGAAGATGATATTTCCTTTGTTATCGGGAAAGAAGAAACTGTAACAGGAAATGCAAAGAAAATCAAACACGCACTTATTAGATGCGACATTCAGATTGAGAGGTGATTGTATGGGATTTAATGTAGTTGTATTATCCGGGCGGCTGACAGCTGACCCGGAAATACGAATGGGAACTAACGACACTAAGATTGCCAGATACACATTGGCGGTTGATAGAGAAAAAAGAAAGAACACAGAGCGTAAAGCCGACTTTATACCATGCGTAGCACTTGGAAAGAATGCAGAATTTGTTGAGAAATTTCTGAAAAAAGGAATGAAAATTAATATTAGAGGGAAATGGCAGACTGGAAGTTATACGAACCAAAATGGTGAAAAAATATACACAAATGACTGTTTTGTGGAATCACATGATTTTGCAGAAAACAAAGGTCAGACAGAGAATCCACAGAAACCAGATACACGACCAGTACCGCCGCCGGAACCTAGTTTCATGGATGTGCCAGATTTAGGCAGTATGGAAGATGAATTTCCGTTTAGTTAGGAGTGATGAAATGGTACAAACAGGACAGATTATTTATTTTAGCAATCAGAAAATGATGTGCTTTGATGTTGAATCTATTGAGGATATTACTGAACCGCCAGAACAAATAGAAACTACATCGGTTTATGGCGAGACAAGAACGTATGCGCCGGCAATAATGAATCCAACAACTCTTTACGTTACTGGAAAGGAACTTGTAAAACTTGATCCAACAACCATGAAACGCATTGCCAGATACAATCTTGAAGAAGAGAATAAATCTCTTTTAGAAGAAATCGCAGAAAGAAAAAAGGTTATTGATGATCTTGAACAGAAAGAACAGGTTTTGCGTGACAGGTTCAGAAAGGCAATAGCTGCATTCAAAGAAATCATGGAAAATGGTTACTATGATGAGGGCGAAGATGAATACGAGAGTGAATGGGAGTGATTAAATGAAACCAGTTTTAGAAACAAAGTCTACATACAAAGGTTATCCATATGTGGTTCTGTTTATGCCAGGAGCATACAGATGCGGATATGTTGGTATACCTTACAGCCATAAGTTAGCAAAGAAAAGTGTTGATGATTTAGGTTATCTTGACTGTCATGGTGGAGTTACTTATTCAGAACCATTTCTACACGATTGTGACGATGATGATACATGGTGGATTGGATTTGACTGCGCTCATTGTTTCGATGGTTATGATATTGAGATAGCAGAACAGTATTTCGGGGAAGAACCAGACTTCAAAAAAATGCTTAAAATAATGGGAGATTACTGGCGAGAATTAAACAAAAATCCAGATTGCAAAATTCGTTCACTTGCCTATGTTAAAGATGAATGTAAGAAACTCATTGACCAGATTGGAAAGGAGTGATGCCTGGTGGATTATAGTAGAGTTTTCGCTATGAAGCGAGAACGAGAGAATCGAATAAAAAGGATATGTCCAAGCATTCCATATTCTAGTGGTATATACGTGTTTTACCGAACTGACGAAGCCGGAATAAACCGAGCGTATTGTGGACAGGCAGTCAACCTTTGCGAGAGATGTGCGAGCCATTTAGGCGAATATGACCACATAGCATTAAGCCTTAAAAAACATAAGTTTTACAGTGAAAGTAATCCTACTGGTTGGAAACTTGCATATAGAACATGCAAAAAGAGTGAGCTCGACCAGAAAGAAATCGAAACAATTAAAGCTTTTGCAGATAAAGGTTTTCAGATGTACAATATTACAGCTGGTGGACAATCAACCGGTAAGCAAGTAACAGGGCAGTATAAACCGCCCAAGACATACAGACAGGGAATCCAACAGGGCAAAATAACCCTTGCAAGAGAACTAAAACACATCATTGATACTCACTTAAACGTATCAATCAGACCAGAAAAAGCAAATAATAAAGTATCTATTAAGGCGTTGGAAAAATTCAACGACTTACTCAATGAAGAAAACTATCACTGATTCTAACACACCAGTAGTTCTACTGGCTAAATTCCAAAGATAAAAATAAAAAATGAATAGAGGTGAGTTTTGTGTCAGAAAACACAAACGAATGCGTAATTGAGTGGATTCCAGGAAGAGATTATGTAGGGCTTACTGCTAAGAATGGGAGTACCTGGAAGAACAGATGTGAGGAATTAGAAAAGGAATTTCCAGATGATGTGAAAATTCTTGCCAGAAATAATGATGGATCTATTTTCGCTCACTTGCCGTATTCCTACATTAAAATCAATCCACCGAGAAAATATTCCGATGAAGCGAAAAAGAAAGCTGCGGAAAGATTAAATAAAATGCGTGCAGAAAAAAGCAATACTGCGGCAGAAGAGCCGTTTTGCGTATGAATTACCGTCAGAGGAAATATAATGAGGGACAATCTGCCAGAAACGATATTTACATATTTCTGGTGGAGTATTTTGAGAAACACGGATATATGCCTTCGTATGAAGAAATTATGGATGGAACAGACCTTACAAAGTGTACCGTCCAGAGACATATGCGGCAATTGGAGATGGATTCTCTGATTGCCACAGAACATCCGGGAATATCAAGAGCATACCGTTTGACAGAATACAGATACGAAAGGAAGAAACATGGGAAGCAAATTAAAGATGAAAGCGCCAAAGAAAAATAGGGTGTTGGAATGTGATAATCAAATGTCACAGGCATTCGGAAGAGCGATGAAGCAATCGTACAGGGAACTACAGGAAATGCGGGATCAAGCCTACAACGACGGCTTTGATACTGGCGATAATTGGGCGACCGTAGTCAATACTGTAACAATTATGATGGCTTTGAACAAGAAACATAAGTTTTCAACAGACAGGCTTCTGGATGTAGTTCATCTTGCTAACGAGTATGTGAGGATGGCAAATAGCGGAGAGAGAAGCTTTATGAGCATGATGGAGGAAATCGAAGAGAAGACGAAAATTAGATTTCCAGAAGAAACTAAAGAATTGGTCAGAAGATTTGGAGCGTAAATAAATGGTTTATTCATTGATGAATTAGAACCAGATAGAGGAAATATTAATACAGAAATCATGGAGGACTGCACAATAGCGTGTCAGTTGCTTACATGGGGAAAGTGAGGATGGAAATGGAGAAATTAAAACCTTGTCCGTTTTGCGGAAAAGAGATAGATACAGACGAAGATATGTATATCCCAGAAAGAGATTGGAAGCCATCTTTTTACGATCCTGACAGTGGAGGTTATCCGATAAGTATTCACTGCGAATGCGGATTAAAATTTTGCCCGGGCACATGGGATTATGAAGAAGCTGTAGAGCAGTGGAATCGAAGAGCAAGCGACAAGGAGGATACAAAATGAAATTCAAAAGTAATGCCAATTTTAACAAAGAACCTAAAACTGGAAGTATTTTTACATTGAAAGATAATTCTTTAGGAATCAGTATTCACAAATATGCCGGTTGCGGAGATGAACTGTTTCTCAATAGCAAGGCACTGAGCATTTATAACTATGATCTTGAAACAGAAGATTTTGACGAAGCTGTCAGAAAGGCGAAAGAAGTTATCATGCGTGAAGTTAAGAAAATCAGAGAAGATGCTTACAAATTCTATTCAGACACAAACATTGAATTTGACAGATATTAGGAGGACACAAAATGTTAATCAGAAGTCAGGATAAAAGAATGATTGTAAATTTCGACAATATTTGCACAGTATCAGCGTTTCCTGAAAAGGATAGTGAGGATATCTATGTCGAAGATGGCGCAGGCTCACTCATGGTCGGAAGATATTCCACCAAAGCAAAAGCCATGAAAGTACTGGATATGATTCAGGAAGCATATGGAGATTCGGAATACACAAAATATGTAATTCCAGAAGTATGTAGGATATTAAGTATAAAGCCAAAAACGGAAGAAAACAAAGCACATGCGGGAGAACTTGGAGAAATGCTCAAAAAAGGAATGACGTTCCAGATGCCAGAGGATAGCGAGGTGGAAGCGTGAGTCATATCAAAGACAGATTAAAGCAGTACGCGGATAAATATTCAGACTGCTACAAATACGCTGGGGTGTATGTAAAAGTTATTCAAGATATGCTTGAGCAGCTTCTGGATGATCTGGAAGAGGATGAGAAAGAAAATGGTTGGATTCCAGTAAAATATCATCAGATATCAGAAAAAGAACGTGAAGAAGAATCCATTTCAAAAGATATACATTATATGCTTGACTGCAAAATGCCAGATGACGGACAAGAAATATTGGTTACTAACGGAGAAACAACATGGCAAGATACAAGCTTTATTGATTGTGACGGATATTATCTTGATAGCAATTATGATTGGATTGATGTTACAGCATGGCGACCACTTCCAGAACCATATAAGGAGGACTAAGGAATGCGGTTAATCGACGCAGATAAACTAAAAAAAGACATACTGCTTCAAAATATCTTAGGAGAACCAATACAGAAGATTATAGACAGATATATACATATTGTTGACGAGCAGCCGACAGCTTTTGATGTGGATAAGGTTGTGGAACAATTAGAGAATTATTTATTTGAAAAATATTGCATAGAAGAAGATACAATAATTGATGAAATTATAAAAGGCGGTGAAACTGAATGAGTAGACTGATTGATGCTGACGAATTAATTAAATACATCAAAATTTGGGAAATTGGAACAAGTATTAGTTCCGACCAGAAAGAGTTTATTGATTGTGTCAATGAGCAACCGACAGTTTTTGATGTGGATAAGGCTATTAGCGAATTGGAAAGAGATAAATTCATTGAATCAGAATGTATTTTATCTGATGTGCATCAAGGATACAATGCTGGACTGAGCAGGGCAATCGAAATCGTGAAAGGCGGTGGAGTTGAATGAGCAAATCAGTATTAGTGATTGACACGCCAGAAAATTGTTATGGCTGCCCGTTCGGAACTGAATATTGTGGAAATCTTGAATATGAGGGATGCTGTGAATTAGCTGACTGTTTATATTATGATGTAATTCTGATGACAGAAGAACATTATGATTGTGAAAGTAAATCAAGACCAGACTGGTGTCCGCTTATGGATTTGCCAGAAAAAGACAATGGAGATTATCCAGCCAATACGTCTGATGCTGGCTTTGCGGAGGGCTGGAATCAGTGTATTGATGAGATTACAGGAGGAAATTTTGATGATTGATTTAACAGGGAAGAGCGTGTTCGTAAAGACACAGGGAGAATATTTGAGTGTTATAAAAATGGCAAAGCTTCAGGGATTCACATGGGCGAGAGAAGACCATTTAAACCCTATCGAAATTCCGTTTCCAAACTTATTGAATTTTTATAGTAGCAAGGTTGTTACTTACAGAGACAATGAAAAAACATTGTGTGAAGCATCTGAAATCGTCGAAGATGAAGAAAAAATCAAGGATGCAGTAAGCCTTGTCAGAACATTCACTAAAAGCCCATACAAAACAGCATTGACGGACTCGTTTATTAAGTCCTTGAAGTTACTTGCAGATACTGTAGAAAGTCAGATGGAAGAGGTGAAGTAGATGGAGAGATTTCTAATTGATGATGGTATTAAACAGTTAAAGATAGTTGCAAATCGTTATAAATGGAGTATCGAGAATGCAGATATGGGTTCAGAAGATGCAAATGAGTTAAATGCAGATATACGAAATCAATATGTAAAGGAGTATGAACAAATCGCAGAGTGGCTTGAAGAATTAAAGTCTTACAAAGATATTGGCACTTTAAAAGAATTAAAGGAACTCAAAGAAAACGGTGCATTTACTGGATTGGAACTTGCTAAATTAGCGATAATGCAGAAAGAGTTGAAGAAATACAAAGACTTAGAAGAACAGGGATTGCTTGTGAGATTGCCGTGTAAGGTTGGGGATATATTATTCCGAATTAACAAGGGCGCAAGAAACCCAATTATCAAGATGAAAGTATCTCAGATTACTATGATAAGCAAATTATATAACATAAAGGCAATCCAAGAAGATTATGGAGAAGTATTTTTCTCAGATGATGTTATTGGGATAAAAGTATTTACTACCAGCGAAGAAGCTGAGAAGAAGTTGGAGGAGATGAAAGCTAATGATTAAAGTACTGAATACCATTAATACTAGACTGATTCCTATATCTGTTTTACAGGATGTAAAAAGTAGAATCTCTGATTGGCTTGCATCCGGCGGGAAAGAAACCGATCCTTACATTCAGCGGCAAATTGATTATCTGAAAGCTGTTGAAAAAGCAGCATTGGATGAGAAAAATATCGTATAAGTGGAATTGGAAGAGATAAAGAATGCATAGGCATTTATGGAATAAATACCAACATCACAGAAGATGGCATATATACAAATGTGTTATTTGTGGAAAATTATGGGGATGGAAAGAGAAAGAATGGACGTTAAAGAAGCAAAAGACATATTATCCGATATGAGAGACCAGCATTTATGTTTCTTGGGAAATTCAGAAATCAAAGATGAATGGCAGAAAAAATACCTCAAAGAAGCATGGGCGTGTGATTCTGGAGCAAAGGCTCTTGCCGGATTAATCACAGGGATAAAGATTAATAAAGGTGTTATCGCAGAAAGTATTTTGCATTACGGCAAAAATAATCAAAGTACAGTCTGTATGGAAGAATGCGCCGAACTTATCCAGGCAATCAGCAAGGCAAAACGTGGAAAAATCAACCGTGATAACATGATAGAAGAAATTGCAGATGTATTGATCTGCATCGAAATGTTAAAGCAAATGTACATGATTTCTGATGAGAAAATTAATAAGTGGATTGAAAAGAAACAGGCGAGAGAAGCAGAAAGGATGAAGAAGAATGAATAAATGTTGCGCTAGTCAAGATGGAATATGTCGAAATTCCATTCTTTTTGGAACAAGATGCGATGGTTACAAAGAAAGATGCAGATTAAGACCAACTTATAACACTATCGAACAAACAGTGAAGAATTACCAGAACAATTTAAGAAAAATATTTGGAGCGGAGGATTAATCATGAATAAGAAAGAAATCGCAGAGATCAAGAAGCAGTTTACACCAGCCAATTGTGCAATCACACGCATTTGTGGTTGTTATGTGGATGCAGAAAAAAATAAGAAAACCAAAATTAAAGAAGCTTTCCTTTCCCTTCCAGAGGAAGAAATGTTTAAGTATTTTGACATTTTCAAGAAAACCATGTCTGGCAGACTTGGAAAAAGCCTTATGAATCTTGAATTCCCATTAGCACAGGAAAAAGAGGGTGGAACACAGGAATTTCTTATGCGGATCAGAGCAAGTAAGCTTAAAGATGATGATCTTTTGGATGAGTTTTACGACAAAGTGATTGAAAATTACGATTATCCAGAAAATTACTACATAGTTCTCATTCATGCAGTATATGATATTCCAGGAAAAGCTTCTGATGGAACCGAAATGCACGATGCATCAGAAGAAATTTATGAACACATTCTGTGCAGCATTTGTCCAGTAAATCTTTCAAAGGCTGGGCTTAGCTATGATGTGGCTGAAAATAACATCAAAGGCAGAATTCGTGATTGGGTAGTCTCAAGACCAGAAACAGGATTCTTATTCCCTGTATTCAATGACAGAAGTACTGATATTCATGGAACTTTGTATTTCAACAAAAACATAAAGAATATTCATCCAGACTTCATCGAAAACGTTCTTGGCACACCAATTCCACGTATACCCGGCAATGAGATCAATGTCTTTTCAGATTTTATTATGGATAATTTCGAAGGATGCACAACATTTAATTTCACTGAAAGCCTGGTTGAATCGTTACAAGAAGTAAGAGAACAGAAGAAAGACAGCCCGGAGATGATAACCGTGTCATGTGATGAAATGGAACAGATTTTTGGATATTGCGGAGTTCCAGACGAAAAATTATCGGATTTCAAAGAAAACTGGGAAATGTATTTTAGTAACAACCCGGTTGCTATTGACAATATCCATAATTCAAAAACTGCAAAAATTGTAACACCAGATGCAACAATCTGCATCCAGCCAGATAAAATTTCTCTGATTGAACTGAAAGAAATAAACGGTGTTCCATCCCTTGTGGTTCCGGTAAATGGAGAACTGAAAATCAATGGAATTGAAGTTGAATTAAAATAAACACTTTTTAAAAATCCAGAGATTGGAGAAAGGAATTTCAAAATTGGCAAGCGCTGTAAAATGGATAAAAATATGTTCAGATATTTTTGACGATGAAAAAATAATGCTGATTGAAAATTTACCAAGTGCAGACAGCATTATCGTAATATGGTTCAAATTATTATGCTTAGCCGGGAAAAATAACAACAGTGGTGTTTTTATTTTAAACGATAAAATTGCATATACAGATGAAATGTTGGCAACAGTATTTAGAAGAGACATTAATACAGTTCGATTAGCGTTAAAAACATTTGAGAACTACGGAATGATCGAAATTGTTTCCGGTGTTTATACAATTCCGAACTGGGGAAAATATCAAAATCTCGATAAAATCGAGCAAAAAAGCCAGTATATGAGAAATTATATGCAAGAATATCGAAAAAAGCAGAAAGACAAAATAGAGTGTAAAACTAACAGTAAACTTTACGGTAAAGCTAACAGTAAAACTAACGTTAGCTCGGCAGAAGTATATAATAAAGAACTAGATAAAAAAGAATTAGATAATAAAGAAAAAGAAATAGAAGAAGAGAATGATTTAATAGTATCTAAAGATACTATTCGTCAGACTGACGTCCAACGAATTATCACCGAATGGAACAGCCTGGAAGAATTTGGTATCAACCCTGTAAAAAGAATGACACCAAAACGAGAACAAGCAGTGAAAGCCAGAATCCGTCAGAACCATATAGATGATATCTTAGAAGCCATTGAGAACATTCGCCATAGTAGTTTCTTACAGGGGCAGAATAAAAATGGTTGGATGGTTACGTTTGATTGGTTCTTGAAGCCTGGAAATTTCGCAAAAGTATTTGAAGGGCAATATGCGGACAAGTCTACGAATAGACCGTGCAGCTACATGGAGAAAATCCAAAATAGAGTAAGCGAGGTGGATAATTGGGTATGACAAGAGAAGAATGGGCGGTACTGGTAAAGGCAATGAAAGCTGTGTACACTTCTCCATCATTTCTGCCAGATCAATATGCTTTTGATACTTGGTATGGACTTTTGAAAGACCTAGATTACAAGCTTTTAAGTTTCGGATTAAAGAAATATATGCAGACGGAATGGAAAGAGCCATCAATAGCCGCATTAAGGCAATGCGCACAAAGCGTTGCATCGCAGAAGGAAGAACTGAATGAAACAGAAGCATGGGAAAAGGTATGCAGAGCCATTCAGAATTCTACATACAATGCAGAAGCAGAGTTTGATAAGCTTCCAAAAATCATTCAGAAAGCAGTATCAAGTCCGGCACAACTTAGAGAATGGGCGGTATCTGAAAATGTAGATGGTACATGGTGGAGTGTAGTTCAATCAAATTTTCAAAGGACGTATCGGGCAGAAGTGCAAAGAGAACAAGAACGAAGAAAACTAAGTCCAGACCTTTTAAAAATTATAGATACTGCCAGATTGGGAGGTGCTGAAAATTGCCAGATAGAAAACCATGGAGAGAATTAAAAAGCACTGAAATTATAGTCTTAAAGCGGAGACAATGCTCGAAATGCGACTATTACAGCAAGAGCGAAAATGCATGGAGTACAAATGCAACCTGTGATTATATCTTGATTGAAGAACATAGCAGAGGATGTGATCCAAGGGATTGTGTTAAAAATGGTATCTTTAAAAAGAAAGTAAAAGGAAAGTTAAGAGTAAAGCGAGTAATCCTATGAGGAAGATAAGCGAAATGTATAAGCGGTCTGGTGGTACAGTTTATCAGCATACCTGTTCAGATTGCAGATTCTTCCGCGGAGGCAAGCATCCGCAGTGCTTGCAATACGAACTGGAAATTGACTGGAAACCAGATTATATAGCTTGTAAATTTTACAATCTGGAAGAAACTCAGATTGACGGACAGGTCAATATCTTTGATTTGTTGTAAAATGTGATAATTGTGCACTAAAAATTGCGTAGAATCATTAAAAAGAGAATAGCTTAGGAAATTATAGGGCATACAAAAGATAAAGGAAAACAACGTAAAAAATTAGATAATTACTTGGAGGGACATTTAATGGAAAAAGCTATATTGTATGCCATAAACGAAAGAATGTTCTCGCTTGGTCTGATAGACGAGAAAACAAGAGATAAAATTAAAGCTGAAATCAGCACTAGAAAGTAACGAAAATGTATTGAGTGGATTTATATGAGGTGTTATACTTTATATGATTCCACTCCCTGTTTATTAAGGGAGAAATGCACTATGAATATTTATTATGTCAGAGAAAAATTAAGAAGTTGCTCTATTTACGACATTGAATTAAATGTTGCTTATTATGCCAGGGTTTCAACGGAAAAGCTTGAGCAGCAAGTATCCATCAAACACCAGGAAGAACATTTTGAAGAACTGATACATTCTAACAACAGATGGAGATTTGCAGGCTCTTACATTGATGATGGTATTTCCGGAATGAACGCAAATAAAAGAGAAGAATTCCAAAGAATGCTTAGAGATGCAAAACTTGGAAAAATTGATATGATTATAACAAAAGAAATTTCAAGATTTGCAAGAAACACTCTTGATAGTATCCAATATACCAGAGAATTGTTGTCTTACGGTGTGTGCGTGTGGTTCCAAAATGACGGAATCAATACCATTGATGAAGATAGTGAACTTAGGCTAACAATTATGGCTGGAGTAGCACAGGACGAAATCAGAAAATTATCTTCAAGAATAAAATTTGGCCATGCACAGTCAATTAAAAACGGTGTTGTACTTGGACACAGAATGTATGGATACTCAAATAATCAAGGAAAGCTTGAGCTAATCCCGGAAGAAGCAGATATGGTTCGAATGGTCTTTCGAGACTATGCTTCTGGAATGTCTACACCAAGAATCGAAAAAAAGCTCTGGAATATGGGATATAGAAGTTTCAAAGGCGGTAAGATCAGTAGAGATGTCATAAAAAATATTATTCGGAATCCAAAATACAAAGGATACTATTGCGGAGGAAAAGTCAAGATCGTTGATATGTTCACAAAAAAGCAGGAATTTCTTCCGCAGTCAGAATGGGTAATGTTTAAAGACGATGGTTCCAGAGTACCGCAGATTATTGATGAAACTACCTGGGAAAAGGCAAACGCATATTTAAGAGAGCGTGGAGAAGCTATAAAATCAAGAAGAACCTCTTTTAAGAGTGAAAATATTTTCACCGGAAAACTTTTCTGCGCAAATGACGGAGCTCCATACTGGATGAAGCAACATTATATCAGAGGAAAAGAAGACGTTCGATGGGTATGCAGCTATAAAATAAAAAACGGAGCGGCTTCGTGCAATTCTTTCGGGCTGGCAGAATCAGAACTGAAAGAAGTAATCGCAGAATTAATAAATAAATCTTCTGAAAACATTGATAGCATTTTGGAGGAATATTTTGAAATTTTGCAGTCCTCGATAAAAAATATTCCAGACAATAAAAACGAAATCTCACGACTTGAAAAACAGATTGACCTGTTAAAACAAAAGCGTGAAAAAATACTGGAATATAATTTGGATGGCAAAATATCTGATGATGAATTTGTTTCAAGAAACAAAGAATATGTAAAACAGATAAAACAGACAGAAAGCCATATTCGAGAACTACAAAATATTAAAAGTCCAGAGCCAGCAGAAATACAATTAAGTGCTATTAAAGAACAGCTAGAAAAGTTCAAAGGTGTTACTCCACAAGATATTAACAGACAGATTGTTAATGAACTTTTTGAGAAAATTACCGTTGAACCGTTGGCGGTTACATGTGCAACACTAACATTTCAATTGAGGTCTGGAAGCCTTGAAAAATGGGGGTTTCCCTTGCGTCGTTCTGATGATATGATTTTCACTCTACATCCAGAACAACACAAGATATTTAGTAGGAAAACTTGCATTAAGACACAAGATATGGTATTTTTCAAATATAAGTACCTTTTAGCACTATAAGAGAAAAAATGGGAGTGGAATCAATGATACATACAGCTTATGACGTAATGAAAGAGTTTTTAATCACGGATGCAGACCTTGATGGTAAGTACGGAATACCGAAAATTCCAAAGACTTTTATCCATCCAGGCAAAGATACTGTAGACTTTGCGGAGAGCTTCAGCCGAAAGATTAAGAACCACCGGGAACTGGATGTAAACTTCTACGTGGATGATGTACAGTTTCAAAGATTATGGAATCAGCCAGACAAGTATATGGAGCATTTAAAATGTTTTCATGCAGTCATTATGCCGGATTTTAGCATATCGGTAGGCAAGAATGGAATGCCACTGGTAATGTGCTTGTGGAATAAATACCGCAATCACTCACTGGCTCACTACATGATCTTGAATGATATTCCGGTAATTCCGAACGTAAACATACTGCCAGAATACTGTTGGGACTGGTGCTTTGATGGGCTACCAGAGGGAAGCACAGTTGCCTGTTGCACAAATGGAAGAGTAAAGAGCAAGGTAGCACGGCTGGAATTTTGCGTTGGTTTCAAGGAAATGGAACGCAGATTGAAGCCACTGCGAGTTATCATTGTTGGAAGAATCCCGGAAGAATTGGAAACAGACACGGAAATTATAAACTTTGAAACCAGGAATCAGAAGATTAACAAGGAGGGCGTGAATGGGAACAACGACTGATAATTACCAGAGAAAGAAGAAACTTTCCAAGTCCCAAATGAAGAGGACGGAACGTTTAGAGAAATCATCCTACAGAAGATATGGAACACGGAAGAAAGAAGGATTAAACAAATTGTGAATTTTGAATTATTTGGAACTTTACGCTATAGAAATATTTGTGCAAAATTAAAATTTAAGTGGTAGCTAGAAAATGCGAGAATTTTTCTGGTTGCCACTTTTTTCTGGATTTCCTTGATTTTCGGCTTACAAAATGATGTTGGAATTTGGAGATCATTCACAAGTTAGTTGCAACTATTGAAGCCTTAAACAGCTGCGGTTATTTATTACCACAAACCAACCATGGACAGCACCGGGAACTGATACCGCGCCGAGCTGATGAAACCGTGACGTTTCCGGGAACGATTGGACACCAACGAAGCCAACCGCCAGCCGTAGACCTGGCAGACCAGAACCAACCGCCCACAGATAATAGGCCATAGCAACAAGTAACATATAACGTGGCGTTAAAATACAATAATACTCTTGCAAAATAAGCCTTAAATAGCTTGTAACGTATTTAGCCTATACTTTATTGACTACGATTATAAAACGCCTTAAAATGGCAAATACAGCGCCATACAACAATAATTGATATATAGCCAGGACAGCTGCGACAGATCACCGGGAAGCCTGGACAAGCTACGCACATAAGCGGACAAAATGCACCAATTTACACGGTACGCAAATAAAGCATAGCTGCACATAGCTATACAAGACTATTATACATCTATAGCCACAGACAGTCAATAAAGAATGCAACGCGTTTAAAGGCTCATAAACGGCTTATAATTCAACAGTGGCATAAATCCCCATTAACAGCATTAAAAGCTATTTACGGCTAAAATATCGCGTTAATTGATTGATTTATGGTATTAACTTTGCAAGGTATATCTGGCAGAATGCCAAAAAACCGCTTGCACGCCGTGAACGTGCTGCCGGACTGGATACCGGGAAGCGGTAAAAAATCAATTAGTTATACCTAAATATTCCATAGTTTTTTTATCAATCTCTTTCCCGGTAATAGTTGGGGAATAAATACTTTCTAAAAATTCTATGTAATTGTCTAGCTCATCAACAGAAAGTGTTATTAATTTATTAAATATTTTATCACTCATGTTTTTATCTTTCTCCCCTTCACCCTGGGAGCCAGGATATAAAAAAGACTTTCCCTATTATTTAAAAGTCATTTTTGTAACGCCCGGAAGACTGCGGAAAAATTCCCGGTGGTCGTAATCATCATTAATCTTAAATTGTATGTCGCTTGTGGGGATGATCTCGCTCCCGATAAGCTCCATACAGGAGAGTTGTAAACAGCCCTCTTTTTTTGTTGATCTGTGCAGTGCGTACCGCATTACAGACTTTTTACCGTCCAGGCGCTTTACTGGGGACATATCCCAATACACTAATTTGATAACGCCGACAGCAACAGCCGTGAAGATTTCCATTGCTTCCTTTTCAGCTTTTCTGTTGATTGTATCAACTGTGGAGAAATCGCCGCTTTTTATAGCGGCGATTGTCTGCGCTTGCGTGACTTTCTTGATTGTTACCATTTTAAAACCCTCCATAAGTTTTATTTGTCTTGTAACACTTGTTCCAGAAGTCAACAACGTTTTCAGCTTCTTTTTTCGTGCTGCAAATATTTGCGGAAATAATGCCGGGGATTTGCAAGGAAAATAATAAATTGTCAGAGCTTGAAACACGTAGCACAGACGCAAAGCTTTTATTGTTTGTGCGTGTTGAAATTGCTATGTAATGATATTTCATGTTTTAGGCCTCCATTTCTTCGTGTGCTTCGTCAAAATCTTCTTTAAGATCGTCCAGTACTTCAGAAATTGCGAGCCCTAATAAGTAACAACGGATTGTTACGTCTGCCCATTCTGCGCCCTTTTCAATAACGTTTATGTTATTCTGTCCGAACTCGTCAAGAGCTTCTTCGAGCAGGTCCCAGTTGTGCGCTATGCTTTCTTCTGCCTTGTAAGCATTGCAATAATAAGAGCCGCTTGCATTGCCTGTTACGCTGTCTTCTATCCAAAGTTCATCATTCAATTTTTCTTCCAGTTCTTCCAGGCTGTCAAAGTCTGTGAAATTAATTTCACTATCAATATAATTTTTAACGTCTTCTTTTACTGCTTCCAGATAATTGTATTTTGTCATTGTTTTTTACCTTCGCCCCTGTTATAATGGGGGTGCCTTTCTTTTTTAGTTTGGTGCTGGCTGTTTGTCTTGGTAGGATGCAGCCAGCTTTTTTTATTTTGCCTAGGAACTAGAATTTTTCAATTAATCGGTGCCGTTCCTTATGTCCTCATTGTGTTGAGTGGTTCGGGCGGTTCCGGTTGTTTGTTTCTTTTGTTCTCTGTTGATGGTTATATAATACACTAAAATATAATGTATGTCTATTGGCATTATACACTAAATTAAAGAGCATATTAAAATCAGTTTTTGTGCATGTTGTACATTGAAATATAGTGCATAAAAGTGCTATTATATTTCTATATATAAGAAGAATGCAAGGAGGTATGAAAATGATTAAATATAAACGAAATATAATTGATATGATGGCAGAAAAGGGAATTACAACCTATTTAATAAGAAAAAATAAGATATTTACAGAAAGCCAGCTGCAACAGCTCCGCAATGATCGACTTGTCACGCAAGATACACTAAATAAAATATGTACTATATTGGAGTGTCAGCCCGGTTATTTATTAGAATATCTTCCAGACGAAACAACAAAAGAATTTGAAGAAAAGTTATTGACATACATTAATAAATAATGTATAATAAAGACAGTTAAAAAAGAGTAATCCCATTAATATACATGTTTTTTTTGTCAATAAAATAAAGCCCTAGGAATTAATCCCGGGGCTTTTAAAATACTTATTTATGGCGGCTATGGACAGAGTACAGACCGCCGCCGAGCCTGTTAATATTTAAATAACACAGCTTCGCCCAGGTTGTCAAGAAAAATATTTTTTAAAATACCGCTTGACATTTTTCTAAAACTTCTTTAGGCTATCAGATAACGAGAGCTGACGGAACTCAGGAAGGGCAGAGGCTGAAAGTACACAGAATCGTTAATTAAACAACACGCATAACAAGCCAGATCACGCCGGATAGAAACTCCTGGAAGGTCTGGCTTTTATTATGCAAATCTGCGAAAATGTAGCCGCCCTTATATTATATATAATTATATAATTATTCTCTGCCCTTCCTAGATTCCTAAAGCTGGAGTTTATTAAAAGATATGCTATACAGTACCGTATAATAATATATAAGATATAAATATAAATAAAGATTATAATATAATACCCTAATTATTATTTATTAATTATTGACAAAATAATGTGTTTTATTTTATGCAAAATTAAATTTGACAAGATATTAAAAACTGTGTTAAGGTATCAGCAAAGAAAAATAAATTTACTTTTTACGACATTTTACCAAAGAGAACGATAAAAAATAAGAGTGATTGAAATACAGGTTACTTTTATTTTTGTGTTGTTCTCTTTTTTTATTTATAAATTAACGTGTTAAAGCGAGGTGAGACAGTGAATAATACAATAGTTACAGATCAAGGATCTGAAGTATATGAGAATAGTATACTAATATTGGCTGACGAATACGAAAAATCTTTACATGATCCAGATGAATTATATAAGCCAAATAATAATTTATTCACTGGATTAATCAAATATATAAATAAACGTGTTAATTTTAATAGATGTATATTACAGGATATAAATATATTAAACGATATATGGGAAATATATACAGATTTAGTATATAGATATAATCAAAAGCCAACCATAGAAGAATATGCTTTATTGATTGGTATACATAGAGATACAATATATTCTTGGGCTAATGGGGAATGTAGAAATACAGATATTTGCGAAAAACTAAACTTATCACGCTCCGACACCATTAAAAAATGGCAAGAAGAATGTGCTTTAAACAGATATAAAGGAGCTGCCTCTGGCAATGTCGGCTATATATTTTTATGTAAGGCTGTAGACAAAATGGTGGAGACAGCGCCAGAGCAAGTAAAACAGTATGGCGTACCACAGCAGACAGCCCAGCAGATCGCGGAGAAGCACAAAGCGGCGCTGGAGCTTCCAGAGATGGAAAAACCGGAGCTATAACAGTAAAAACACTATATGTTGTGATTGCGAAGAAACGGATTCTATATCTAGTAATACGCAATGTGCAAATAGGGTACACCCTAAAAAGACATTTCATAAAACATTGTTTTTTGTGCAATATTACAACGGATTTTGTATAGCATTCCCTTGACTACTGCCGAAGGCCTACGATAAACAGCGACCAGGCAAGGGCAGCGGGTCCCATGGGGCGGAGGGCTGACTTGCCAGCGTCCGCACTGGATGACCGGGAGGGGGTATATATAAAACCCCAGTCAGCGGTAGTTACCACCAAAACCGCCCGAAAAAACAAAAAAGCTCTCCTTAACATGGCAGGGATAGTGATTCGAACACGACAAGCAGTAAGCCTTAACTGTTTCTCTGCCAATACAAAATAAGGCAATACCAAGAAAGGCAGGTATAACGAATGAACGATATGATGATTTTTAGCAATCCAGAATTTGGGAATGTAAGAACCACTGAAATAAACGGGACAATTTATTTTGCGGGAACAGATGTAGCAAAAGCACTTGGTTACTCAAAACCGCAAGATGCAATTTCAAGGCATTGTAGACACTCCGTGAAACATGGAGTAACCGTAACAGTGTCTAATCAATATACTCAGTCTGGAACAAAAGTAGTAGAAATGAGTTTTATTCCAGAAAGTGATTTGTACCGTTTGATTATGAGAAGCCAACTTGAATCAGCAGAAAAATTTGAAGAATGGGTTACAGCAGATGTTCTTCCATCTATCCGTAAAACCGGAAAATACGAGATGGTTCATAAACAGGACTCTTACCAGATTAGTGATCCGATAAAGCGTGCCGAGAGATGGATTGAAGAGCAGCGAGAGAAACAGTTACTTGAACAGAAAGTACAGGAACAGAAACCTAAAGCTGATTATTTCGACAGTCTGATAGATAATAGGCTCCTTACAACTTTTCGAGATGCAGCAAAGGAATTCCATATCCCACCTAAAGCGTTTACTAAGTGGCTTACGGAAAATGGTTATATTTACCGTGATCGGCACAATATTATTAAACCCTATGAACCGTATAGGAAAGCCGGACTTTTCCAGATGAAAGATTTTTCAACACCGTTTGGCTATTCAAACGTCCAGACATACATAACCGTAAAAGGAAAAGAGACATTCAGACTGTTGCTGCAAGGCCAGGGGTTGATTAGAAAGTAAAAAAAGAGAACCATTAAGGCTCTCTTTTCAGATCATCAGTCGTCAATTTGATTGAGACATCTGGTTTAGGTTCAATTATTAGTTGACATTCCAAAAAATCAAGAATCTGAATCAACTCATCAGCAGATATACTTCCTCTTGAGAATTTATTTGCAAGTGATTGCGGAAGCATACCAAGATGCTGAGCCAACTGAACGCTAGTTACTTTTTTCATTTTCATTATTTGCTTTATTTTATCAGAAACCATATAAATACCTCCTGTTGACATTATCATAATCAAAATCGTTTAAATAGTCAATAAAAATACTCATAAATGTGTATAATGTACTTGCAAATATAATTGAAAAAGTGTATAATCAACCTATAAACAAACGGGAGTGATTATATATGAAGATAGGATATGTAAGAGTTTCGACAGTAGATCAGAACGAAGCAAGACAGATTGAAGCAATGAAAACAGATGGTGTTGAAAAAATTTATATGGATAAAAAATCTGGGAAAGACTTCAATCGTCCAGAGTATCAGAAAATGATTGCTTCTCTTCAAAAAGGTGACATTCTGGTAATCCATTCGATTGACCGACTTGGAAGAAACTACGAAGAGATTATTGCTGAATGGAGAAAAATCACAAAAGAGATTGAAGCGGATATTATTGTACAGGATATGCCGTTGCTTAATACTACGCAGAACAAAGACTTGACAGGAACACTGATCGCAGACATAGTTTTGCAGCTTCTCTCATATGTAGCACAAAGAGAAAGAGAAAATATTCGGCAGCGTCAAAAAGAAGGTATTGCAATTGCAAAAGCCCAGGGCAAATATAAAGGCCGTGCCAAAAAAGAGATAGATAAGGAACTTTTTAAAGAAACTAAACGTAGCTGGCAAAGAGGGGAAATAACTAAAGTGCAATTTGCCGAGATTATGGGAGTTTCAAGAAGCAAGCTATATAAACTTTTAGAGGGGGATAAAAATGATTGATTTCACAAATAAGTGCATTGTTACAGAAAACAATGTTGAATCAGAACAGTTGCTTAAAAAAGCAATAGCTCAAGGATTCAACTTGCCAAAAGGCCAAAAAGCAATGGAATCGAATAGATATTTTCATTTTATTGGAAGTCCATATAAACATGTTGTGGCTTCTTGCGGAGTAAGTTTGAGCGACCTCAACAAGGCGGTTAGATATTCGGAGTTGTTTGGTGATGAGCAAGAAGAGCTAAGAAAAATTGTTAATTCAGCTGCAAGATGGTGCCGGGCATATGGATATGAACATTTGAATGTATATGCAAACGAAGAGCTTGAAAGTTATACCGGAAAGGCAATCGCAAAGACAACAGACAACATCATACAGCGTGTTGATGTTGAAATAAAGAAACCACGTAAACTGACTGTTTCAGAGTTGGAAGCATACTTAGGATATCCAATTGAAATTGTAAGTTGAGGTAAATGCTCATGAAACCAAACCCACAATCCGAATCCATCCGCATCCGATTTTCCGAAAAACAGAAAAAAAGGCTCCTGGAAGAGAAGAACCGGACGGACAGGAGTGTATCGGATATTGTAAGACAGGCAGTTGATGAATATTTCGGGAGGAAAAGACGTGCTTAAATTTTTCTCAAAAAAACAAAAAGGCGTTTTGGAAGAAAGTGAAGAAAAATTTCCAAATGCTTATACAGTGAAAATTAGAAAAGAAGATAAAATCACTCACGCAGAGGCTATTTGTGCAGATGGTAGACTTTACGATACTAAAAATGCGGAAAAGGTATTTTTTAATCGAGAAAATGAAAATTATGCTGGTTTCAGATATATGACGGACTGCGGAAAAACTTATTTTGTAACAGCTAAAGGAAATTGGTTTTCAGCTCATACAATTGTTTCTAAATTTACGAAAGAGTATCGAGAAGAAAATATGATAATCACATCAAAACAGATTACTTACAGTATCTTGCGAATAGAAAATAAAGATAAAATCAAAGTTCTATTGGGAAATAAAGACATTTCCCTTTACAAGAAATATTTCGGGGAGGTGGAAGAAGGATGAGTGTCGTAAAAATCACAAACCCCAACCCCTGTGATTGGCTTGGTACAAAATATTTCATTGACGGAAATGAAGTTCCAAGAGTAAGATCAATAGATTTTCATGTAGCTGTAGATGAAATTCCAGTATTTGAGTTTGAAATGATGGCTGTCCCAGACATTGAAATGGAGTGCTTGGCACAAATCGGTGTCACTTCTCAATCAATTACTGATGCAATTTGTGTTTTAAGGCACGAACTGTTACAACATGGAGAAATTTACAATGGCTTCAAATCAAGCCTAAAATCGGCTTTAGAATCCTACAATTACTGTGGAATGCCATTTGAGCCAGAGGAAGAAATTGCAGAAAAAATTCTGGACTTCTTAATCGGGGAGGAAAAAAACAATGAATGCACTTAATGTAATTGGAGTCGCATCAAATCTTTCGTTCTTCGTAATTGTTATTGCTGGAATTTTGGCAACGCTTGAAGATACGAAAATTAATTCACTACAAATGCTTTTCTACATACTGTTAGAAATGGTGTTTGGACTGAACATATTCTTAATTTGCACGAGGTGATAGATGTATTTACCGGTTCCAATTGGAATTATCCCGATTGAGTTAATCGAGAGGGTTAAATTCATAAAAGCACCGCTTCGGCTTAATCCATGTAGGCTTGGGAAAGCCTATGAAAGCGATAAGTCGAGACATCCAGAGTAGCGGAGACTCTTATTTTATTACTTGTTTAGCTTAATATCACGACTTCCCCGGTTTTAATGGTGCGCCGGGGTTGTGATGGGCTATCGCCAAACGGTTAAGGCATAGCACTTTGACTGCTATATTTGCTGGTTCGAATCCAGCTAGCCCAGTTTGCGGTTTCGCTAATTCCGCAAGTGTTCTTTTTTAACTCCGGTCTTCTAGCCCAACGGGGCTGATTAAAGGGGCTTCAAATGTCCCGGAAGACTTTCTGAAATCCAAAAGCGTTTCAGAAAACCTTTGTTGCAGCTGGCGGTCAAGAACTGCAACAGTGCCGGATTGTTTGTCATGGCGGTCAAATAATTCGGTATCTTAGGAAGCTTAGTTCAGCGGTAAGAGCAACGGCCTCATAAGCCGTAAGTCCTGGGTCCGAATCCCAGATCTTCCATTTCTTCTAAATGCCATTCATCCGTAATATGGGTGGAAAAAACTTCCAGTTGAGCGTGTGGATTAGGTAAATTTATAGGTGCGATACGGCGTAGCCTAAATGGATCTGATTTCCCGGCTGGTATATCTCGGAGTTAAAAACATTAACGCAGCGCACGTTAATAAAAGGAGTTTTCAAGAGATGCCGTTCAAAGACGCATAAAAATATCCAGTGAATCTACAGCACTAAAACTTGTAGATAGTGGAAAGCATAACACGATAAACCTATTGCTAACCCGGTTTTTCCGGGTTCCGGCAGGATAGAGAAGTGGAATCTCGCAAGGCTCATATCCTTGAGAACGGCGGTTCGAATCCGTCTCCTGCAATTCCATCTACCAGGTGTAGATAGGATATCTTACTTTAGCATAGCTATTGTTAGTTCTTGCACATAAATGCGGATGCGTTTGTGTGCATTCGTGCAGGCATATAGACGCAACTCACTAGCGATCTTGTGCAAAAACTTTTTAGAGAGATAAGACCAATGCCCGTGAGGAGTGGTAGTCGGGGATTCTAAAAAAATCATCTAGTTTAGCGTTTTATGATGAAAAAAGAAACATAGCTCAGTGGTAGAGCAATGATATTGAATATCATGTGACACAGGTTCGATTCCTGTTGTTTCTATCTGGCAAATTGCCATTGCCAGAAGTTGCATTTTCCCCCTAAAGTTCCAGTGTTTCTCGTTGGGAGATTTATGCCGTTCAAGTCGGCGCACTGGATTTTTCTAAATCGAGGTAATTTATGAATGAAAAAAGTTGCAAGAATTGTTGAAAACATGATAACTTCACATGTGTTTGCTTCAATGTCGATAGTGAATATTGCGCAGACTTTAGATGCATGTATGATAGTTGTGAATGTTGGGAGGAGAACAAGCATGAGTGATTTGTCTGAACTTATAAATAGAGGTGGTTTAATCGATGATTTTAAGATAGAAAAATCCAAAGATGAACCACCTACACAACCAATAAAGTTAGCAGACTGGTTGGTTGACAGAGGATTGAAAGATGGTATTCGCCTGTATGGGAATAATGACCTTAGAAAACTTGCAAATTACTTACTGATTTACTGTGGTGATGAAAATGATTGAGGTATGCGGTAAAGAAATCAAAGACGAATGCTCACACTGCGGAAATATCCTTGAGTGTGAGCTGTTCCGCCAGGGACATGGCATAAAACAGGAACGTGAGAACATAGCTAAAATGATCGCCTGCCAGATGAAGCACAGGGAAAAGAGGGAGGAAAAACATGATTAAAATATTAAAAACAGGAACAAAAAAAGAAACAACTTGTGATAAGTGCGGTGCGCTATTGAGCTATGACGAGTGTGAAGACGTAAAAGAAGAATGTATAGAGAAAGTGTTTACTACAAATATGCCATCTGGACATGGTCGTAAGCAGAAATATATTATATGTCCACAGTGTAAGAATAAAATAGTTACTTGGGCTACAAGATAGAGGGAGAATGCCATGAGAATTGAAGATTTGAAGAGCTGGACAATAGATCAGTTGAAAGAAGAAGTTGTTCGGTTATCTGAAGAATGTGAGAAGAAACAGCATATAATCCTGGACTATAAAGCTTTATCGGAGACACTTAACCAAAAGCTTCTTGAAAATGATAACTGGAAGCTTCCAACTGATGAAGTTGAAAATGTAAATACTGGTCATCCATCTATCGAATGGTATGAACAACGCCACCAGGATGATTGCATCACAATCAATCAGCTTTATACAACAATAGATGTTATAGTTGACCGATACGCTAATTTAAGGAAAAACAAAGGAATGTGCTGATATGGATGAAAAGGAAGAATTAAAGCATTTCTTTACATGTAATGGTGAAGTGATTGAAGAAATACCAGAGATTTCAATTTCGGATGGTAGTGTTATCGAAGGCGGTATTCTACACAGAAATGAGGACGGAACACTTTGTAGCATAGGCAAGCCGTTAAGTATTGAACTTGAATGTAAATTAAGTGATGAACTATTTTGGACACTATTTGCCCCAAATCGAATAAACAAGAACAATTTCCGTAAAATGCATGGCATTCCGAAACGGAGGAAAATTAATGGATCAAGAAAAAATAAGCATTGAAGAAGCCATGAAAATTGGTTTTAAGAAAATACCAAATAACTGCTTAAAAATGAATAAAAAGCCAAAATTTAGACAAATTGCTGGAAGAAAAGGGAAACGAAAATTTGATAATGTTTTTAAATCTGTTGTGCGGCTAATGATAAAAATGGCAGCCAAAAAGGGAAGACCAATAAAGCATAAAAGAAATAGAAAGGTAAATAAATGAGCATTAAGTCAGCATTAGAATCCGAAGGAATAGATTTTTCTGAATATATGAACCCACCCGAACCGTGGAATGGACAGGCATTATTGAGTAATATCAATGGAGTGAAATACGCCTGTTGCCCTTTTTGCCAAAAGAAAGCACTTTTGATTAGCCCAAACACGAAGATTCAGCACCTGAAACTGAAATGTAAGGGTAGTAATTGCAAGAAAGAGTTTGAGGTGAACGTATGATATGGAACGAAGAAATATCCTTTGATGGATTCCAAAAGAAAATTGATGAGTGGTACAAGGATAAAGACTTTGAACTGTGCGACCCACCTATCAGTGCTCAGTTTGCTTTAGACTTGATTTTCAAGACATTAGTAGATGATAGAGAAGATTATCCATATCTCACAACTATGTCAGAAAATGTAGAACAGACAAATAGCATTATGCTCGATTTAATTCTTCGGAAATACAGTCGCAAATACAGAAAATACTTGAAATCAAAAAGAAAGATGGTGAGCAAATGAAAAAGATACCAACATTATTTGAGCGAGAATTCAAAGACCATAAGGTTGTAAAGGTTCTTCCAAAAGTGCATCCGGGTATGGAATGGGTACTTGAAGGAGAAGGGATTGCAACGGTCAAATATGATGGTTCTTGCTGTGCGATAATTGACGGAGAATATTATAAAAGATATGACTGCAAGAAAGGAAAAACACCGCCAGAAGGATTTATCCCTTGTTGTGAACCAGATTCCATTACAGGTCATTGGCCGGGATGGGTAAAGATTGATGAGAATAATTCGTCTGATAAGTGGTTTGTAGAAGCGTATTATGTAACTTCAATGTGGACAAATCAAGGTTGTAAATTACCAGATGGCACATATGAAGCTGTTGGAAAGCATTTTCAAGGCAATCCATATTATGACGATTATGATTCTTTAATAAGACATGGCAACAACATCGTTGAAGTCGAGCGTACATTTGAGGGAATCAAGAAATATCTTTCTGAACACGAGATAGAGGGATTAGTTTTCTGGAAAGACGGAAGCCCACAATGCAAAATCAAACGTTCAGATTTTGGCTTTGAATGGCCAGTAAAGAAGGAAAGGGAGAGTTTATGAAGAAAATATTTTTTGCTGCGTTATTATCAATGATGCTGTTTGGATTAACAGCATGTTAATCGACAACAAAGAATTTGGGTGGAACAACCACAATAAAATTAAAACCAGGTGTAAAACTGGAAGAAATCACATGGAAAGACGATGATTTGTGGTATCTTACTCGACCAATGAGAGATAACGAATCAGCCGAAACACATACATTTGACCAGTCAACTGATTTTGGTTTCGAAGGTCAAGTAATTATTATTGAGAAGAATAAATAAATCAGTCAGAGAGCCACATGAGAGCCAGACTAAATTCTAAAAAGAAAGGAGGTCTGGCTCTATTTTTATGGGAAAAATTACAGAAGGCTCGCTTGAATGGTATCGGGCAGTGCTGAATCAAATTATCAGTAGTGACATGACAATCTATCAGAACCAAAAGGATTGCCTTGATTTGCTCTTAAACATGAATATTGACCTTCCTTTCAACAAGAATCAAGAAGCACGGAAAATGGCTATGAAAGTAAGTCAATACTCACATAACATAGCAGAGAAGTGTGCTGCATTAACTGGTAGTGGTGACTTTGACGATATCTACTGGCAGTATTTATTATTGGAATCACCACATTTGCTTGATTCATATGCCATGTATATAGAAAAAGATAGAAAACCAGAAGAACGGTTCTATTTACCAAGACGCAGAACATTGAAAAAAGTAGTAGATAAATTACAAGCACTTGAAGAAGATGAACTTGACGAATTGTTTCTGCATCAGCCAGCCAGAACTGGTAAATCGCAAATTATTACTGTTGGAACCGCATGGCATTGTGCAAGAGATTCAGAGATAAGCAACCTCTATGTTACATATAAAGAAGGACTTGGCGGCGCATTCCTAGATGGAGTTATGGAAATATGGACTGACCCCACATATTGTCATGAAGATGTATTTCATTCAAAAATAGCCAGAACGGATGCAAAGAACCACAAAGTAGACCTTGAAAGAAAGAAAAAATATGCGACATTATCTGGAAAAGGTTTGGAATCTGGTTTGAACGGTGAGTATGACGCATATGGTTGGCTGATTCTCGATGATATCCTGGAAGGTATTCAAGATGTATTAAATCCAGATATTCTCAGAAGAAAGCAAATTGTGTTTGACAACAATGTAATGTCACGAAAGAAAGAACAATGTAAATTGATTCTAAATGGTACTATCTGGTCATTGCATGATTTGTATATGGACAGACTATCATTTCTTCAGAATAATCCAGAAGCAAAACACATTAGATATGATGTTCTTAAAATTCCAGCTCTTGACCCGGAAACTGATGAGAGTAATTTTGACTACGATTACGGAGTTGGATTCAGTACAAAATATTATCGTACTATTCGTTCTAAATTTGAAGAAAACGATGATATGGCAGGATGGTTAGCCCAGTATCAGCAGGAACCTATTGAAAGAGATGGCGCTTTATTTAATGCGCAACATATGAATTTTTATAATGGACAACTTCCAGATGAAGAACCATTGAAAGTAGTTTCGGCTTGCGACGTGGCTCTTGGTGGTAGTGATTACCTTGCAATGCCAGTAGCATATGTATATGAAGATGGTTCTGTATATATACACGAAGTAGTATTTGATAACTCTGAAAAGAAATTTACTATGCCAAAAGTTGTATCAGCAATTGTCAATAATAAAGTTACGAATGCTTTTTTTGAAGCCAATGCAGGCGGCGAAGGGTATAAAGATGAAGTAGAAGGAAAGTTGAAGGAACAAGGGTATCAAACTAATCTTACTTCTAAATATGCTCAACAAATGATTTTGAATAATGGTGGACACGCACCTAAATCAGCAGTGAGAAAAGAACAGAGAATTTGGGATAATGCTGAAAACATTAGAAAATTTTATTTTCTTGATACTGGATATCAAAATGCAGAGTATAGAAAATTTATGAATAATGTCTATTCATTCACAATGACAGGAAAAAATAAGCACGATGACGCACCGGATTCACTCGCTAGCTTAGCAGTATTCTTAAAAAATGGAAGCGGAGTTGGAACAGTAACAGCAACACAGAATCCACTTTGGGGGAGGAGATAGAATATGATGACTGCAACTCAATATTTACGCCAGATTGAAAATTATGATAACAGAATCAAAAACAAGCTTATCGAAGAAGAACAGCTCAGTTCTCTTTCCACAAGTGTATCTGCAATTCCTGTTGGAGAAAAGGTACAAACTTCTGTAAAACGTGATCCGATGGGAGATATGGTTGCAAAGATATTTGATCTGCGAGAAGAGATTTCAAAAATGATATCCGAATTTTTACAAAAAAAACAGGAAATAGTCCGAACCATAGAACAGGTTGAAGACCCGTTGCTGTACAACATACTATTTAAGCATTATGTTGAGTACAAATCATTGGTTCGTATTGCAGATGAGATGGGATATTCTGAAATACATATTAAGAAAAAACACTTAAAAGCTTTGGCAGAAGTAAAAAAGATAAAAGGTTTTGAAAGATGATACTGGAATATACTGAATGATACCTTCAATATGTGTAAAATATAAAGTAGAGCATTGGATTAAAATATCCAGTGCTTTTTATTTTACAGAAAGGATGGTTCGGCTCGTGAGAAATACAATGAATTTTGTAGATTTATGCCGAGGTGAATTCGGGAGAAAAGTAGCCTACACAGGTGTTGACCGAATCACTCCACAAAATGTAGTGAAAGTAGTATCAGACACTATTGGCATACATAATAGAAATCGAACATTAATTGATTATCTGTATCGGTACATGAAAGGCGATCAGCCGATATTATACCGAAATAAAATAGTCCGTCCAGAAGTTAATAACAGAGTGGTAGAAAATCACGCATTTGAAACTGTAAAATTTAAAGCTGGGCAGATTTGCGGGGAACCAATCCAATATGTATGCAAAAAGAAAAATGCAGACAAAAAAATAAATGAGCAAGTTGACCTTCTGAATGATTATCTTGATGAAGCCAATGCAGATGCAAGAAACATCCAAAGGGCAATATACCAGAGCGCAACAGGAACTTCCTATAAGGCTATTCTGAAAGAAGAGGATTGGACAAAAAACGGAGATTTACCACCGTTTAGAATCTTCATTCCGTATCCAGGTGATTGTTACATTGTATACTCACAGAGAAATGGGAAACCAATGCTTTCCGTACAGATTTTAAAAGATGAAGATGAACAGCAATATTATTTATGTTATTCAAAGAACCAGTTTTTTGAAATCAAGAATGGGAAAGTAACTAACTACGGCATCAATGGTTTTGGCGGTATTCCAATTGTTGAATGCCCGAATAATCATGACAGGCTTTCAGATGTTGAAATTGCAATCACATTATTTGATGCAATTAACAAATACCAGTCTGACAGATTAAATGGCGTGGAACAGTTTGTGCAATCCTTTATGAAGTTTAAAAACTGCGAGGTAGACAAAAACGAGTTTTTGGAAATGGTAAAACTTGGTGCTATCTCTGTTAAAGATACCGGAAATGGCTGTCAATCGGATGTTGAACTGATGACCGCTGAACTGAATCAATCAGAGAGCCAGGTTGCAAAGGATGATATCTACAATAATATGCTGATTGTGGAAGCAATGCCAAACCGACAAAGCAATAGCGGAGGAGATACAGGAAATGCTGTATACCTTCGTAATGGATGGGATTTTGCAGAGAGAGATGCAAAATTGGTAGAAGCATTCACCAAGGAAGCTGAAAAGGAATCTGCCAGAATTATTCTGAATATTATCCGTGGCACATCAAAAGATGTTAATATCTCAACACGAGATTTCGATGTGAAGATAACCAGAAACCCAACAGACAATATGCTTGTAAAAGCACAAGCGCTTGATTATCTGTTCAAAAATAAAATTCATCCGCTTATTGCATTGATTACTTGTGGGCTTTTCAGTGATCCGCAGAAAGTCTACGAAATGAGTTTACCGTATCTGGGAACTATTTACCCGGAACTGGCAGACCCGGAAGCGGAAATGCAGAAAGCACAGCAATTACTTGACGGAAAGTTTCAAAATCCGTCCAAAACAGAACCAATGGCAAATTCTCCATCTAACGAAGAATGAACCAAATTTCGATTATTTAAGGAGTTTTAGAGAAATCTAAGGCTTCTTTTTTAATACCCAAAATCAAATAAATTGCAACAGCCCGTGAGCGTAAATCGGGTACAGACCATGTGCGGAGCGAACCGTGTTGAAAAAGCGTATTGGACTGGAAGAAAGGAGATTTCAATGACAAGAGAACAGGCAAAACAGGCACTTATCGGTATGGGAGTTGCAGAACCTTCCGAGGAACAGGTTTCTAAGCTTCTTGATTCTATTTCTGCTGAAACTAAGAAAGAGAAAGACAAAAATGTTTCTCTGAAGGAAAAAGCTGAAAAAGCAGATTCCCTGGAAAAAGAGTTGGAAGAGTTGAAAAAGCAGAACATGACCGAAGCAGAACGGCTAGAAGCTGAACGCAAGAAAGAAAAGGAAGCAGTGGATAAGGAGTTAGCTGATTTGAAAGCTGCGCTTGCAGAATCCAACAAAAAAGCCCTTACCAGTGAAATTACTTCTATGTTCGCAAATGCAGGACTTTCAACCGAAACATACGCGAGTGCTATTAAAGCATACGCATCTGCACCGTATGAGAAACCAGAAGATGCAATGAAAGAAGTCGAAACTTTTGTTAAGGGAGTTTCCGAAGCAAATAAAACAGCACTTGATACCGCAAAAGCAGCTTGGGAGAAGGAAGCATTGGAAAACACTCCGAATCCGGGCGGTGGTAGCGGTGGGAAAGCTACAGTAAAAAGTGATGCTGCTGAATTTGCAAAAGCTTACTCAGCAAAAAAGAACCAGGAAACTAAATCAGTGGACGGTAACGCCCCTGTAAATATTTAAGTAAAGGAGATATAAATAATGGCTTTTATGAAAACAGAGCAGTATGAGTCCACTCCAAATATTCTTGAATCTGAGGTCGGACTTGTACTCAAAACCTACACAGCAGACCAGACAAATGCTGAAACAGTTGGAACTAAGAAAATTATCAAAGCAGGTTCCGTATATCCAACAAATGCGACAGGCGCAATCGGCATTGTATTTGAAGATGTTGATATGACAGATGATACCAAGAGACCAATTTCTGTGATTGTCTCAGGACGTGTTCTTGAAAAGAGACTTCCAGTAACAGTTGACACTACTGCAAAAACAGAGCTTGAAAAATCCGGAATTTTTTTTGTAGTCACAGAAGACCCAGTATTTTAAGGAGGTATGACAAATGCCATTTAATATTTTGGAATCAATTACCCAAGAAGAAAGACTTAATTTCTCTCAGAATTTCAGCGTTAAAAGACCAGGTATCCTCGATACCATTTTCCCAGATACAAAAACCCAGTATCTGAAAGCAGAGTATTACAGACTTATGGCTGGACAGAATCTCCCGGAAGTTGCATTCGTCCACGCTCTTGATAGCGAAGCAGAAATCGGCACAAGACCTGGATTTGAAAAAGTCCTGACTGAAAAACTCTTCATTAAGAGAAAAATCAATCAGTCCGAAAACTTACGGCAGGCAATTGAAAACGGTGTGCCGGATAATGAAGCACTGAAAAACTTTGTATTTGATGATGCAGCCAGACTGTTCGAGGGCGTTGTTACAAGAGCAAATGTTATGAAAGGACAGTTCCTTTCCACCGGCGCTGTAACAATCAAAGAGAACCATGTTGACATGGGAATTGACTATGGCGTTCCAGCAAGTGCAAAAGTAACGCTTACTGATTGGTCTAAGCCAGATGCAGATATCATGGGCGATATCCAGAAAATGGTAGCTGTAGCAGAAGGCAATGGCTATGTAGTAAACAAAGCTGTTACTTCTCTTAAAATGATTAACTACATGCGGAACAACACTGCAATGCAGACAGCTGTTCTGGGTGCTGCAAATAAAAGGCTTCTCACAAAGCAGGAGCTTGCCAATCTGCTTATGCAGGAATATGGAATCACAATTGATCGTTGTGATGAGAACTTTAATTTCAGAAAAGCAGATGGAACCCTGAAAACAGCCAGATACCTCAAAGAGGATGTATTTACTCTGTATGAAGCAGATGCTAACGGTTCTTTCGGTGTTGGCCTCTGGGGTGTGACACCAGAAGAGCTTGAATACAGACAGTTTATACAGGAAGAGAACCGTTCTTTCGTAACTCTTTCCATGTGGGCTACACCAGACCCAGTTGCAGTATGGACAAAAGCATCCGGTATGTTCGTCCCTGTTGCACCAAAAGCAAACGGTGGTATCGTGATCGGTACCAAAGCGGGGGAATAACCGGGCATAGTCTCGATGAAAACAGCCAGTCACCATCTGTAGCAAGTGTGAATGATACATCAACACACAAGTATACAGAAAGCGAGTTGTCTAATATGACTGTATCTCAGTTAAGACAACTCGCAAGTGATAACGGCTATGCCCTGACAGCAACTAATAAGGCTGGAATAATATCAGAGATTTTATCTCAGCAAAGGTAGGTGATTAAATGGACGAACAGCTTATAGAGGACTTGACAAATTATCTTGAAGATGATGAAGAAACTGCGAGGATGATTCCTCTTTCAGCAGAGAGGGCTATTCGTTCATTTAAGAAGAAAAGGAATTATCCTTCCTCTTACAGTGATGAGAAAATAAATTCCGATATGGAGAAATGCTATGACTGCATATTTGATTTGGCTCTTTTCTTCCTAGTAAAGCAGGGAGCTGAGTTTCAAGGATCACATTCCGAATCCTCTGTGAATAGAAGTTGGGATTCCGAAACTGAAATTTATGTAAATCATGGTGTTTTTCCATTTATCGGATTCTAAGATGGTGTGTGCGTGATACGTCAATCCTCCCACGTATCGCAGGGGTGCTTCAAATTAGGTGGGTAGAAGCAATATTTAAAAAATGGGAGTGATGGAAAGGAATAGCGATGGGATGTGAACACGAGTGTATCAACGAACACCGCTTAAAAGAATTGGAAAGTGCCGTCCATGAGATGAAAGAAAAGCATTCCAAAAGGGATGGAGTTTTTTTTGAACGTATCAATGCGCTGGAACAGAAAATTGCTTTATACAACAACGATCTGGGACACATTAAGGATACAGTTGACGAAATGAACGACAATTTAAAATCACTCATGGAAAAACCAGGAAAGTTACAGGACAAAATAATTGCTTATATCATAACTGGCATAATTGGTATTGTTTTAGGCTTTGCCCTAAAAGGCATTTTCCCGGTGTAAATATTGATTCCACTACAGGGAGGACAGTGGAATGGATGATTATAAAGACTTTTCGGAAGATGAAAGAATCTTCTATTTGCGTGAAGCTGGATTTGATTCCAGAGAAAAAGAGTTATTCCGATTGCGCGTTTACGAAGAAAAAACACTTGCAGAAGCTTCAGAAATCATGGGCTACAGCACAAGAACCGTAGACCGCATAAACAGAAAATTAAAGAAGAAAATTATGAAAGTCGCCCCGATGTATTGTCGGGGCTTTTCTTTGTATTCATAGAAAATGGCGTATTTATGGCGTTATCATGGCGTGTTAATCAACCTCTTATTATTGTAAAATATAGTTATAAAAACAAGGGAGGTTTGAGATATGCAGTATGGTAATCCGTATTTTGCGCAACCATTTCAACAAATACAGCCGTATCAAGATAGATTAGCACAATTGCAGAATAGTTATCAGCAGGCAATGCCATACGGACAGGCACAGATTCAGCAACCAATACAACAAATGCCACAAGTACCACAAATCCCCATGTTGCAAGGACAGATGGTTGATGGCATTGATACTGTAAAGGCAAAAGACGTAGATATGTCTGGGAACCCTGTCTATTATCCAAAAACTGACGGTACAGAAGTTTACCGAAAACAATTACAGGCAGATGGAAGAAGTAGAATTTTCACTTATAGACTTGTAAATGAAGGAGAACAACCAGAAAGCAATAACACAAATCAAGTTGATATTGTTTCGCTGATTAACCAACTTCGTGATGATGTTCACGCAGAGATTTCTGAAATTAAAGAATTATTGCCAATACAATCTGAACCGCCCAAGACACAGAAGGGAGGTAATCAGAGATGAATTTCAACCCAAATACAATAATGAAACAAAAAATTCAGCAAATGATTTCTCAAAGGTTCGGAAGTGTTGATAACATGATGAACGATATGAGTAAATTTGCTGGAAACAATCCAACATTAAAAAATGCTCTGGATTTGTACAAACATGGTGATACAGAACAGTTGCATCAAGTTCAGCAAAATATATTTAAAGAAAAGAATTTTTCTCCCGAAGGAATTTTAGAAAAATTTTTAGGGATGAAATAACTTCCCCATAATTGGGTGATTCAGAATCGCTACAATTTGGGATGACAGCCGCGGATGTCTCCTATTGTAAATAAAATTTAAGGAGACTAAAAACATGATGAATGGTTCAAATTATAGTCTTAGCGACATTGCAGCCGCTACAGGCTCTAATAACCGTGCAAATGACATGTGGGGCGGCGATGGTTTTTCCCTTATCTGGCTTGTCCTTATTTTCGCAATCTTCGGCTGGGGCGGTTTCGGCGGCTTTGGCGGCTGGGGCGGCAATGGTGGAAACGGTACAAATGGTGCAGGTTTCCAAGGATGGGCTACCAGAGCGGATATCAACGAGGGCTTTGCTCTGAATGATATTCAGAATGGTATCAGAGGTATTCAGCAGGGCATTTGTGATAGCACATATGCGCTTAACAATACCATGCAGAGCGGTTTCAACGGCGTGAACGTCGGAATGCTTCAAGGTTTTAATGGCGTTCAGCAGGCAATCAATGCTGATACTGTAGCTGGTATGCAGAATACCAATGCATTACAGTCTCAGTTAGCAAGTTGTTGCTGCGAGACCAGAGAAGCCATCCAGGGTATCAACTATAACCTGGCTACCAACACTTGTGCATTGCAGAACACAATGAACAACAACACCAGAGACCTTCTGGAAAATCAGAACAGCAACACGAGAGCGCTGTTAGATTTCTTAACTCAGGATAAGATTGCAACATTACAGGCAGAGAATTCTGATCTGAAACGTGCTGCTTCCCAGGATCGCCAGTCTGCATTGCTCACAACTGCAATGGCTTCTCAGACACAGCAGTTAATCAATGCAATCAATCCGGCTCCGATTCCTGCATTCCAGGTTCCGGCTCCATATGCGTACGCAGGATGTAGCACATATGGTAATGGTTGTTGCTAAGTAACTCACCCTTAGAGGTTGACTAAATTCTAAGAGGTGGGTTGCGGCTCACCTCTTATTTTGATTGAGAGGTAAGAGATATGGCATGTAAGAATGTTTGTAAACTCTGCAATCACCTTGTGTTGTCTACCGCAATTGCATTCACAGGTGGAAATCTTGTGGTTACTATTCCAGAAGGAAGCTACAATAATGGAGAAAAATACTGCATTGTTTTAGCACAATCTATTCCAAATGCAACCACAATTACTGCCCCAGTGATGATTCAGATAGGAACAGGAACAACATTGTATCCGCTAGAGAATCGTTGCTGCGCACAGGTAACAGCATGTGGTGTCAGAACAAGAACAAAATACGCAACCAGAGTTGTAACAAGTGCTACTGGTGGAGTGTTCAAAATGTTAGGAAACCCGGCATGTAGCCCGAATAACAATCTGACTGCAATCAATGGTACAGCCCCAACGACAGAAGCACCTGTTACGCAGGCTGTTAGAAAGGGGGCACTGTAATGCATAAAGTTGCAATGGAAATGGGAAAATGGGCTATGGAAAAAGCCAAAACACATGGCTTTGATAATCTCAGTGCTCAAGACTGGGACGATCTGAAAGACTGCATGGAATCCGTAAAGTGCGCGATTTGTGCAGATAAAGATTACAGAATCGTAGAAGCTATGGATGAATGCGAACAGGAAGAAAAGTATCTTGGACGCATGGGATATGACCGTTACCGCTATTCAAATGGGCGTTTCGCTCCAAAAGGTAGGGGAACTAGAAAAGGTTATAGACCATATCTGTACATGGAAGACGATGACTGGATGGACGAGTATTTAAACAATCCAGAATTTGAGCGCAACATGTACCGCATGGGATATCATCCAGACCGTAGTGATATGGAAATGGGTGACATAAATCGGAAGAAATCCAGATATGGCGAGTCCTATGATAGATACGATGAGAATCGTAGGCACTATCATGATTCTAAGGATTCTGAATCCAAGAGAAAAATGGATGATTCCATGAAAGAATACACATCAGATATTATTCGTAACCTTACGGAAATGTGGTCGGATGCAGATGCAACGCTCAGACAGCAGATGAAAACTGACCTGAGCCGTTTGGTTCAGCAGATGACATGATTACAATATTGATTAAGCCCTTGTTGCAGTAGTGCGGCAGGGGCTTTTTTCGTAGAAAGGATGGTGAGAAACCATGCTGAAACAATTCTATATGAACGGGGACTTATGGAGAGTTCACTTTGTTTCTCCCCATGATAATGTTTTGATTGACCGTACAGGGCAGAGGACACTTGCTGTATCTGATTACTCTACAATGACAATTTCGATTGCGAACAACCTACATGGCGAACTTCTAAATCGTGTATTTATCCATGAATTAGGTCATTGCGTGATGTTCAGCTACGGTCTATTAACAGAACTTCACCGCATGGTTAAGAAACGATATTGGGTGGACGCAGAGGAATTTGTATGCAATATTCTGTCCGACTATGGACAGTTTGTTATTGGCACAGCCAGAGATATTTTAGGAAACCAATTCATATACGTTTCCCCTGTTGGAATGGAAAGGATGACTGCATGAGAGGATTAGTCCGTCAAAAACAAAAAGTATATTGGTCACGAATAACAGAAAAAACAGAAGGATTAGACCGTATTAAAGTTTATGAGAAACCAGTTCTATACTCTTTTTCTGTATCATCTACAGCCGGAACACCAGAAGAAATTGCAGCCGGAATAGTGCCAGATTATGACAGATACATTACAAGCTTTAATCGAAATTTCCATCCACAGGAAGCAGATATATTTTGGATAGACAGAATCCCACAAATAAGCGAGGATGGAAGCCTTATTTTGAACAAAGATGGAGAACCCACAGTATTGCCAGATTATGTACTAAAGAAGATTTTAGACACACAAAAAGGCAATATTGCCAGATATGGAATTTCTAAGAGGGGAAACGAAGATGGGTAAGAAAATAAAGTGTACCTTATCACAGAAATCAATTCGTAATGCAATTAATGAATTAAAGGCATACCAGAAAGATTTACAAAGAAAGAACGAGCTTTTTGTTAAGAGATTGTGCGAAGAGGGATTACAAGTAATTCAGACCACAATGGAATCCATCCCGGACGAAGAGAAAGGTTCATACTACACCGAGATAATCTATAATAAGAACGGTGACATTACAGGTGCATCTGTTAGGCTGTCTGGTGATAAAGTGTTATTCATTGAATTTTCAGCTGGTATCACATATGGTTCAAACAATTACCCTCTGCCATCTGGTTCTGAATACGGAGTAGGTACATACCCCGGACAAACCCATGCGTTTTCACCTTATGGATGGTGGTATACGGACGAAAGAAGTGGAGAAACACGCCATTCATATGGAAATAGAGCGTACATGCCTATGTATCACGCAGAACAAGCCGTTATTATTGCTGTTCGCAAAATTGCCAAAGAGGTATTCTCTTCTTAAAGAAGATACCATAATATACTGAATGATACTAACCAATTATGTTATGATTACAGTGTTAAATTGTAGCATAACATGCAATGCGTTCACCATAAAGGTGGGCGCATTTTTTATTGTGAGGTGACAGATATGCCGGACACAATAGAATCCCCTGTATTGGAAGTTTTTTCAAGGTGGGGAGCGGCTGTTTCTAAGATTACTGGCGCAGACAATTATTCCATGGATGGGAGCGAAACAACTGCTTCCGGCAAAAAGGCATATGCACAGCTTTATATGCTTGGGAATCCAATTACAAGAGGTGACCTTGAAGGGGATGAATGCGCAACAATGCCATCATTTCAAGTAAATTGCTTCACATCTGGGAGCAAAGCACTAACCAGAGTGTATGAATTGGACAAGATAAGTCACAAAGTTATGGTGAGCATGGGATTCCGCCGCACATATGGCCCGGAACCTATGTTTTTTGGTGACAGTGGAATCAAAAAGCTTGTGAGCCGATACAGCCGAATATATACAGGAAAATTACTTTAAACCCAATGAACGCATAGACGTTCTTTTTTTATGCCTAAAACGAAAGTGAGGTGAGATTATGGATCAGATTTTAAGCTATGTAAAGCCGGAATTACTTGTTGTCGTTGTAGTTCTTTATTTTATCGGGGTAATGATTAAAAAATCAGAAAATATTTCTGACAAATTTATTCCAATGATTTTAGGAATTCTTGGTGTATTAATTTGCGGTCTTTATGTTTTTGCAACATCTACAGTTTCCGGTTCACAGGAAGTTGCAATGGCACTGTTTACCGCAATTACACAAGGCGTTATCGTTGCCGGATTAAGTAATTATGTAAATCAACTTATTAAGCAAGCTGGAAAAGAAGAGTAGAAAGGCGGTGATCCGCTATCTCCCGGCACAGGGTTACGTGCAAGAGAGTCATAGAGCCAGTTTATAGTTTGATAGAAAGAAAAGGAGATATAGCAATGGCAGAAAAAGGCAATATTGCTGGTGTATCTACAGTTGGTTCTCTTACTGGATATGCCGTTGAAACAGTGGCTGGTACTAAGCCTGCAAAATTTATAATGCTTCACAGAATCAACGCTTCTGACGAAATTACCATTGATGTAGAGACGATTGATGCGTCTGCACTGGAAGACGAAATTGAAAGAACAATTGCTGGACGTGGTTCTACAGGTGGAACATTCAATGTAACAGTAAACGTTACAGACGAAACAATTGATGAGTGGGAAAAACTTATTGCTGCATACAAAACTGGAAAGGCATCTGGCTTATCAATGTGGTATGAAGAGTATTTCCCTTCTCTTCAAAAGGCATTTTTTACCAAAATTGAGCCACCAACAAAGATTCCAAAACCAGCCAGAGACCAGAACGGACTTCTTACAGTTTCCATGTCTCTGACTATCAATGAGTATGTTGGTGCTGATACCGCAATCAAACCAACAGAGGAAGAGTAATTATTACTGGGAGGATAGGATATGTACAAGATAATAACTATTAGCGGGAACGATTATAAACTGGAATATACAATTGAGGCTTCTTTATATGCAGATTGTGTTAAGGAGATAGCTGGATTGTTTTCCTCACTTGCTTTAGCTTCTGACGAAAAGGATGTTTCTAAAATAATTTCCAGCGTTGCAAACATTCCGCAGACTACGCTTATAGTATTTTATGCTGGGCTTATGGAACACCACGGAGATCACCCAGATGGAGACGGAAAAGTGCCGAATATTGCAACTGCAAAAAGGCTTCTTGCAAGCTATATTCGAGAACATTCTGAGGATGAATTTGGGAATTTTTACGGTGTTCTTGAACTTTGCATTGAACAAATGGAGGAAGACGATTTTTTCAATCTGACCGGAATCGGGACGTTTCTGGAGGATGCGTTCAAGACTTCCAAGAAGAAACCAGTGACTCAACAGAAAAAAACTACAGAGAAGTAATTTGGGATGAACTTTATCCAGAAGCGGTAAAAATTGGCATGAGCAAGCATGACTTTCTTCATTGCACCATAAAAGAGTTTCAACTTCGATTAAAAGCTTGGAGAAACCAAAAAGAAGATGAAATTAATCAGAAGAGCAAATTGATTGATTATCAATCCTGGGTTTCTGGTGCGTATGTTCAAATTGCTATAGCAAGTGCACTTTCTTCCAAGGTTTCATACCCCAAAAAGCCATTTGGAAGTGATGATAAAAAAGAATTGCTTCCAGAAAAGATTTATGATGAAAAAACAGAAGAGGAATTAAAGCAAGAAGAAAGATACTTTGAGCTTCTTGTAAAACAAGCAAATGCGAAACTTGACGAGATAGGTAACGAAGAGGGCAGGCAGGATGATTAGTCTTGTCTGCCCTTTATTTTTTTATGCAAAAAGGAGGGAAATTGAAAATGGCGGATAACACCATTGACACCCTTGATTTACAGGTTAGAAGTAGTACGGCAAAAGCTGTTCGGTCACTTGAGAACTTATCAAGAAAACTTTTGAACGTAAACAGTTCATTTAAGAATCTGAATACAGGTGGATTGCGCCATTATGCCAGAGAAATAGGAAGAGTATCTGCATCCATAAAAACATTAAATGGTGTTAGAGTTTCCTTACCTAATCTTGGTGGTCTTACAAAGCAACTCACCAGCATATCACGTGTAAATTTTTCAGCATTGGATGGAAGCGGGAAATCACTTAAAGATTTTGCGTCTGGTTTATTGTCTATCAGCGGTTTACAGAATATTTCTGTACCCAAAATAGATACTAAAAATATTAATTCAGTAACAAAAGCTATTGAAAAGCTTGGAAAAGTTGATTCTTCAAATGCACAGCAAACAATTAACAGTATACAGAAAGTGGCACACTCTATGTCTGTTCTTAATACTGTTGATTTTAGTGGTTCAAAAGTAATCCAAGGAATTAATGCAGTCAAAAGGCTAATGGAAGTCAAAACGGATAATTTTGACACAACCACTTTGGATAAAATTGCAAATTCCATGAAAAGCTTTTCTGATCTCCCAGATGTATCTTCCAGCACCAACCGTTTTGTTTCTTCTTTACAGAAACTTGTAAATGCTGGTGATAAGGCAAAACAGGTAGAAGTTGCACTTCCTGGGCTTGGAAAACAATTAAAATCTGTGATAAAAACGCTGTCCAGAGTGGGGGATGTTTCCGAACCAACTAATTTATTTGTACAATCCATCGGAAGACTGGCAAGTGCTGGAAACAAGACTAGCCAGACCGCTGGACAATTGCAAAATCTGGCGCAAGAAACAAAGAAGTTTTTCAAAGTAATGGAAAATGCTCCAAAAATCAGTGAGAATACCATCCGCATGACGGAAGCACTGGCGCAGTTGGCAAGTGCTGGCGGCAAGGTGAATACTGCAACAAATTCCATATCCAGTGCTTTTTCAAAATTATCATCTGGTACATTGAGTCTTGGAAATCTTGTAAGTAAAACTGCTTCTAAAATTGGTGGTGGCATAAAAACTATCATTGGTTGGTTTCAGCGTCTTGGAAGCGGTAGCTCTGGACTGAAAACTGCATCCTTTAATCTGAGCGCACTCTTTAAAACTGCAATTGGATTTAAGGCAATCCAAGGTCTTGTTGACTTTGGAAGAAGCGCAGTTGATTTAGGCTCTCAAATTACAGAGGTTGAAAACGTTGTAGATGTTGCGTTTGGCAGCATGTCTGATAAAGCTTATCAATTTGCATCCACAGCAAAAGAACAATTTGGATTATCAGAATTGGCGGCAAAGCAATATTCTGGAACCATGATGGCAATGATGAAATCATCTGGTGTTGCGCAAGATGCAGCTTCTAAAATGTCAATTTCTCTTGCTGGATTAGCCGGGGATATTGCATCATTTTACAACATTGATACAGATACTGCTTTTCAGAAAATACGCTCTGGAATTTCCGGGGAAATTGAACCTTTGAGACAATTGGGCATTAATTTATCCGTTGCAAACATGGAAGCTTACGCCCTTTCAAGGGGAATTACAACATCTTATAATGCAATGTCCCAAGCTGAAAAAGTTGCTCTTCGATACAACTATTTAATGTCAGTTACAGGAGATGTGCAAGGGGATTTCGCCAGGACAAGCGGCACCTGGGCGAACCAGGTTCGTTTACTCACTCTGAACTTCCAGTCACTTTCCGCAGTAATCGGGCAAGGTTTGATTGCTGGCATTCTTCCTGCTATTCAAGCTCTCAATGCGCTTATGTCAAAACTTATGCAAGCTGCGAATGTGTTCCGTAACTTCATGTATGTATTGATGGGAAAGAAGCTGAAAGGATCACAGGGTGGAGTTAGCGATATTGTATCTAACTTAGGGGGTATAGAAACAGCCGGTGATGATGCTTCTTCCGGGCTTGATGACGCTACATCATCTGCAAAGAAGCTGAAAAAGGCACTTTCTGTATTACCATTCGACCAATTAAATCAGCTTGCTGATAACTCAAACGATTCCGGGACTGCATCTAAAAGCCTTGGTTCTGGACTTGGCGATTTGGCTGATAGCTTTGCAGGAATACAAGATTCCTTGGACGAAGTTTTGACTGTCGATGAAACACCTATTAACAAATGGGCTTCCAAAATTAGAAAAGCATTCCTGGCGAAAGACTGGGAGGGTGTAGGAACTACTATTGCCGATATGCTTAATCTCGGAATGAGCAAGGTGTATGAGGTTATTAACTGGAAAAATGTTGCCCCGAAAATAACTGAGTTTACAGACGCATTTACAAGAGCATTCAATTCATTAAATACCAGACTTGATTTTGACTTGCTTGGAAGAACTATCGGGACGGGAATCAACACAGCTGTAAATACTCTTAATCAGCTTATTGGTGATGGCGGTATTGATTTTGGATTAATCGGCAGAAATATTGGTGATGGGTTAATCGGCGCACTGGATGAAATCAACTGGACTAATCTGGGTGAATTGCTTGGAAATAAGTTTATGATTTCCTGGAAAATGCTATCTGGATTTGTAAAACGTATGTCAGAAGAGGACGGTGCTGGTGTAACTGGTTGGGATAAGCTTGGTAGTTCACTTGGAAAAGCTTTAAATGGCGCTGTGTCCAAAATTTCCATGAAGGATATTGCAGATTCTTTATCTGGAATTTTAAATGGAGCGTTTAGAAGCTTGGCTGCGTTTACCAAAACTGTAAACTGGGATGAACTTACTAATAATATCACAGAGGGAATTTCTACTTTCTTGAAAAAAACAAACTGGAAAGAAAATGGACAAGCACTTGGAGATTTCATATCTCACCTGTGTACGGCGTTGAAAAATACGCTTACAAAAGACACTTTCTATGAATTTGGACAAGGTGTTGGAACATTCCTTGGCGAATTACCATGGGGTGAAATACTTAGTACTGCGGCTGATTTGATTCTTGGTGGTTTATCAAGTGCCTTTAACGGATTAGTGGACGGATTAAAAGAAGACCATCCGCTTGTAGGAAGTCTCGTTGATATTCTTGGAAAAGCCTTTCTTGCTGTAAATGTTCTTAAAGTAAGCGGGATTGGAGAACTTGCATGGAACCTTATTGATCACATTAGTGAAAAAATTATTGCCAAAGAAAATGCTAAAATGATTGCTGAAAAGTTAGCAGATGTACTTGGAGATGGCACAAGTGGAGCAAAAGAAGCAATAAAAGATTTGGGGGATGCGGCAGGTTCTTCAAGCAGTAAATTTGGCTCTCTTGCTAAAGCACTTGGCCCTCTTGTTGGTGAAGCTGGACTTATCGTGGCAGTAGGAGCAGCTGCGACAGTAGCAACCTCTCAATTGGCTGGTCTTGTTGAAACCATGCAAGGCGGTAATGGTGTTGGAACCACATTCGGCAATACCATGAATAACTTCATTCAAACTTTACAGAGAAGAGGTGATATTCTTTCTGGGTCGGCAGAGGAAATTTGGCAGTTAAAAGAAAGCCTAGAGCAAGAAGGGATGACCGCCGAGGATAAGGCAAAAGCAACGCAACAATTGATTGATAAATTGGGAGAAATGGGGGTTACATCCGACCAGGCAGAGCAAGCATTTTCTCAATTAAACCAGAAAGGTCTTATTACGGACGACATGTTTAAGATATTGTCCGATTCCATTAAAACATTGGATGATAAAACAACAAATATGGCTGGCAGTATTGACCTTAGTAAACAGTCTATTGATGATTTGTATGACACCGTTCTTCCACAATTGCAAACACAGTTAGGACTTAGCGCTGATGAAATGGTTTCTCTTGATACAGCATTAATGGAAGCTGAAAATTCTGGTGGCACTGCACAGGATGCATTTGATAATATCATGGCACGCGCCAAGGAACTCGGAATCAATACAGAATCTGTAGCCAAGATTTTTGCACAAGTATTCCCAGATGCCGTGAAAGAGATGGAAACCAAGACGAAAGCCTCTATCAGCAGCGCAAATACTTTTGTAAAAACTGGAATGGGAAGCATATCCAAAGCTACAGGAACTGCAATGTCTGGAATTCAAACAGCAACCGAGAAAGCTATGTCTGCTGCACAGACAAAAGTAAAAACTGCCACTGACAATATTAGTTCTGATTCCGAAACAAACTGGGGAAATTCCGCAAGCGCTGTATCGACAGCCCTCGGAACCATGGACACCGATACAAAAGATGTAATGGGCAAGGTTATGACAACCATTCAAAGTTATTGGTCTTCTGTCCTTATCAATACAAACCAGATTTGGGAAAAAGCTTCTGGAAAGGTTGATACGGAAACTGGCAAAATGCTTACTTATGCCGAAAATAATATGTCTTCTGTTGCAAGAGTTTTTTCTTCAATTAGACGAACTATTGACGGAAATTTTTCTGGTCTTTATTCTGTCGGCAAAAATGCAATGAATGATTTTAAACGTGGAATAGAATCTGTTTATATCAGAACCCCTCACATAGAGATGAATTACACAGACTGGCAAGAGGGAAACACTCACAAATACAGATGGAATTCAAATGTTAAGTGGTTTGCCAAAGGTGGATTATTCAATGGCGCACAGGTAATCGGTGTCGGAGAAGCTGGTTCTGAAGCCGTTCTTCCGCTGGAAAATCCACGAACCATGAAGAAGATTGCAGACAGCATTGTTTCCAGTTCGGACGGAAGCATGGGACTTACAAAAGAAGAAATGGCAAAAGCAGTAGCACAGGGAGTTGCAATGGCAATGAGTATGAACAGCGGAAACAAGAATCCGCAGTACATCATGAACAGCATTTCAATTGATGGGGACGAGTTCGCAAAAATTGTTACAAAAGCGAAAGAAAACCGTGACAGCCGTTTCAATCCATCCCCGGCATATTGATTTTTGACTGATTGTGTGGTATAATTTCTTCAATGAAGAAGTACACACGGTCTTGATTTTTGAGCCGCTAAGAAGAAATTAATATTTCTCAATTTTGAGGAATTTTTATCTTACTTGGCGGCTCTTTTTTATTTTATCCTGCCTGCATATGCAGTTGCCAAAAGAAAGGAGACACATGGAATTAGTAACAGTTAAAAACAATCAAATTTTTACAGATAGTAAAATAATATCTGATGGAGTTGGGATAAAACATCATTCCATACAACAGTTAATTGCGAAATATGAAAATGATATATCTGAGTTTGGACAGCTCGCATTTGAAATGAGACCTGTAAAATATTCCAGAGGAACTAATTTTGAAAAAATATATTTTCTAAATGAAGAACAGGCTACTTTTATCATTACATTAATGAGAAATAATAAAACGGTTGTCGCATTCAAAAAAGAACTTGTTAGACAGTTTTATTTAATGCGTCAGTTTATTTTTGAACGACAAAGTAAAAATTGGATTCAAACCAGAGAACAAGGAAAGCTCACCAGAAAAGCCGAAACGGATGTTTTGAAAAGTCTTGTTGAATACGCAAAATTACAAGGTTCTGAACATTCCGACAAAATGTATATTACATATACAAAATTAGCAAATAAAATATGCGGAGTTTCTGGAAGAGATAACGCAACCGCACAACAGTTAAGTAACCTTACTGTTGCGGAAAATATTATTCTTCATTGTATACAGGCTGGTATTGACGAAAACAAGCATTACAAAGACATTTACAAGGACTGCAAAAAGCGTCTGGAAATGTTCAAGGATATTGCTTATTTGGAAGTAGCTTAAATTCTAGGAGGAATATCATGTCATATAAAAATTACATCTTAATCCAAAAGCATTTATTCCGCAGTGAATACATTTTTGCAGATACAGAAGAGTATCTGGCAGACCAACTTTTTAAGAATGAGAAAATTAGAGTGAATTTCGGAAAAGAATTTGGACATACAGAAGAGAAGTATCTTCTAATTTCCTGTAAAATCTGGAATAAAGACCAAGGCAAGTTTTTTAGAGCCATGGAAAAACTGAGGAATAAAATGCCACTGGTCGGGAAAACCGACTATGAGGAATTTTGCAAGGAAACATTCAAAATGTTTGATTAATTAATTTCGGTAAAACCAGTGGGCTAGGTTGGCCGCCGAAAGTCTCACCTCCGAGAGATTGCCTACTGTTTTTATATTATCGGAGAAGTTCTTAGATATACGGAGGTTATCTAGCATGAGAAAAGAACAGTTTGTTTCTGAAAGAAGAGAAAGAGATTTCACAGGGGTATTTATACCGTCAAAATTATATCTTACAAATAAATTCAGCCCAAGAGAAAAATTTTTATTAGTGGAAATACATAGTCTTCGCAAAAGAGATAAAAGCGGTGATTGTTTTGCGAGCAATCGGCATTTTGCTGACTTTATTGGTGTGTCTGAACGTACTATTCAGTCAATGCTAAATGGGTTAAAACAGAATGGTTATATAACTTCATGGTATGAATATGAAAAAGATAATCCAAAAGTAATAAAGCATAGACACCTTATTCTCACAGAAAAATTTTATGAAGAATTTATAAATGAGCATGAGCAAAAAGATCAGCCCGAACGTGGTGAGAAAAAACGCATGGGGGATGGTGAGAAAAACTGCACCTTCCGTGGTGAGGAAAACTGCGTGGATAAGTATAACAGTGAAATAAGTATAACAGATATAGATAAGAAAACAGAACCAGACTTTATTGATAATAAAGAAAAAAAGACTTTATCTTATACAGATAAAGATAATCAGACTTCTGCTCCTAATAATTATAATAAATTAAATATATATAATATACCTCCTAGAACCAAGGAGCAGAAAGCCAACCGTTATAATTCCAGGAACCAATCATCTCTCTTAGATTATAAAGACGAGGATGTTGAAAACTTGGTAACTGAAATATACGAAAACATTTACGGAACCAAAGAGAATATTTTTGAAGACCATGACATTTGCCTGTCTATATTCTTGATCACAGAGTTTTTCAAGAAATATCAAAAATACCGTGAAGAAAAGCACCCGATGGTTACGCCAAGCCAAGCTGAAAATATTCTGAAAATTATACGCAACCCAGATACAGATATGGCAAAAGATGATTTAGTAGACGATAAAGAGGAACCACTGTTCTATCTTGACATGATGGAGGAACATTTTAAGACAAAGTGGGGGAAAAGAAACGGAGGAGATTTTGATTATAGAATCATGTTATTCTTTAAAGACACCACACAAAATATGTTATATCAAAGAGTGAAAAAGAACAGGGAGGACACACTATGATATTTTGGCTATCAATAATCATTTTTGCAGTCGGCGTTGTTATTCTGATTGCAAATAGAATAGGAGAATCTTTAAGCTACGAATATGAGTATTCGAATGTGAGCGCAACCGTGCTTGTTTTGGGCGTAGCAGTGGCTTTTATCGGTGCGGTATATCTTTTGATCGCTGGATTGCTTTTAGCAATAAGCCAGACTACGGTTACCGCCACCAGACAGGCAAATGCAGAGAAATACAAAGCATTGACTTACAAACTGGAAAATGAAGCTTGCCGAGATCAATTCGGACTTCTCAACAAAGAAATTATTGACGAGGTACAGAGATGGAATGTAAAAGTAACTTACTACAAAACAATGGAAGATAACTTCTGGGTTGGAATTTATTATCCAGATGTGTACGGTGATTTGGGAACGATTGATTATGAGACATATGAGGGAGGACAAAAACCATGAAAAGAATCAAAGCACTATTGGCAACCATTATCTGTATTTGCATTATCACAGGTCTAACAGGCTGTGCAGCCAATGACGATTACTTGAATGACGTGAAAGGAAATCTTTCTGGTAACAGCTACACAATCTATACCTACGACAACTACGGTCAAAAGGTTATGACCACCACTGGGGACAAGATCAACATTGCCGGGAATAAAACCAAATCCAAGGGCTACGATAGTGAGGGTAACGAAACAACCAGCTATGACGTATCTTCCGTTATTACAATTCTGATTGACGGTAAAGAAATTGAAAGCTGTGGTGATACTTGTATTTTTGAGCAAAAAGGATTGAAGCCAGAGGTTGATTTTACCCAGGAGAATATCACTAGCCATTCAACTGGGAAGATTTCAGAGAACACATACATAGCCGGGATTGTGAATTATTATAAAAATTATTTCGGGAAATCCAGGGTTGTAGTAATCAAATCTCAACTTGGACAACCGATAGCCGCATATTCTGGTGACGAGGTGTTCTGGAAAATCCCGGACGATCTACCTAAAATGACAAAGTTAATGATTGACGGAAAAGCTCTTTATATCCACAGGGCAAATTTCCAGATTATTGATAAAGAATTACTGAGATAAAATAATCAAATCCGTTTCAAAATCTCTCACCAGATAAAATATAGGAATAAGCCAAGAAAATTGAAATTTGAACAAAGAAATTAATTAATTGTGGAGAATTAAAACATATGAGTCAAATAGGAACAGAACTTCCGACAGAATATTCAGACCGTTTCGATGAATTACGCCAGAATAGGGTTGAGGTAAGTTTTTACAAATATGGTACAGCAAAGGATAACTTCGGGGAGAAGTTGGTAAACGCCTTGGAATCCCACGATATGTGCATCAAAAAGTATCGTGAGACAGGAAACACAGAATATCTTTGCGATGCAGCTAATTATTTGATGTTTGAGTTTATGTATCCTCAAATTCCGGGTGCATACTTCAAGACAACAGACAGCGGAGAAAGTGCCGGAGTTGCCGGAACACCGATTAATCAGCTGAAAGAGAAGTGGTATTAACGAAAAGGAGATATGAAAACATAATGAACAGACCATTATTTGAGCCAGGAGACATTGTACAGCACTTTAAGAGAGAAACCATCAAGGAGCCACGCAACAACGAGTATTTGTATAAGTTTATCGGATATGCCAGACATACAGAAACAGGGGAAGATTTGGTAGTATACAGAGCTTTGTATGGCGGTAAGGAACTATTTGCCAGGCCAACAAAGATGTTTTATAGCAAGGTAGATTGGAACAAATACCCAGAAATAAAGCAAGAGCATAGGTTCGAGAAATATCATGGGGTTCTTTACGCTGATGGACTTTAAACAGACTTACTTTTCCATCTGGCAAGATATATGGAATCTCCACAAGAAGTATGCTTTTATCTCAAAAGACGATATTCCACAGTGGGAAAATCTCACCATGGAAGCAAAGCAGATTCACGATAAATACACTGATTCGGTTGGTGCGAAATTTGCCGAAGCTCTTTTGATTGCCGTAACTGCGGAAATTGATAGAAAAGCGAAATAGTGCTTCCAGAATACGTCCCAAGGTGGTACAATATGGGTATCAATTATTGGGAGGTACGTATGTATGAAGAAAGCGAAAAGAGTTATTGTTGCGGCAACCGTGATGGCAAGTTTGGTGACTGCGACACCTGTCATGGCGTTTAAGTGGGAAATCGGACAGAAGGAAGAAATTACAGAAACAGCACAAATAGAACCAGCTACAGAAGAAGAAACAGAAGCGGTTTTTTCTGTATGCAAGGATTTATGGGAAGATTTGCAGCTAAAAACTTATAAAATGAGCCATTCTGAAAGATTTGGAGATTCTGATGCTTCAGAGGACACGGAGAACTATTACGAAGACGTAGTTAAAGAAATTTATTCGAAAAAAATCAACGATTATCCAGACTTTTCAATGGGCGATGAAGTGGCTGTAAATGGATATGTATTGCAGACAATACAAATTCCAACAGACCAAGAGTGGCAAATAAATAGTATTAATAAATCTGGGGCATACAGAGTGCAAATTGCAATGGATGACGGAATAACATATACTGGATATGATGAGTTTGCAATGATGGTAAGAAGCAACAATGCAAGCGTAATGAGCCTACAGGCTGGAGATTATGTTACTGTTGAGGGAATATTTTTAAAACCAGACGCAATTTCCGCACAAGACTATATATATGACTGTTCTATCTCAAAATGCGAAGATATACCGCAAGTCCCGCTTGGAAAGAAAAATGCGTTGAAGGCGGCAAGGAATTATTTGGAGTTAATGCCATTTTCTTATGATGGATTAGTTGGACAATTAATAACATTTGATAAATACAATCAAGAAGAAGCCGAATATGCAGCAGACTTTTGCGGAGCAAGTTGGAACAGGCAAGCTGAAAAATCTGCGAAAAATTATTTGGATTTAATGAGCTTTTCAAAAGATGGGTTAATTCAACAACTAGAAACGTTTGACAAGTTTACTACTGAACAAGCAGAGTATGGAGTTACGCAAGCAGGGTATTAAAAGAGATTAGGCTAGGGATTTCTCCCTAGCCTTTTATCTTAATTCATCCAGCTATATGTATACGAATCATTTACATATACTTCAAATTTATCTGGTATGATATCCTCGAAATTCCTATCAAATGGAAAATCAAATTCGAGATAAGCTGTCGATCCTGGATTTTTTACATCAGCATTACGATCATCATACCCCACTATCCTACCATTTTTATAAAATACAATTGCAATAGTGGTAAACGCATTTTTCCGTCCATTGTTATCTACTTTTACCACTACATTTCTATTTCCAAAATTGGCTGAATAATGAATTCCCGAGTTATTTGTTATAACACTTGAAGATGCTTTCTTAATATTCAAATTGATTTTAAAAGAATCCCACGTTTTATCAGAATTCCAGCCTTGAAGTGCACATTTTGAATGTGCTGCAAACGCAAAATTATAATCCTTATCAACTCCGACCATTGTTCCATTCAGATAATAGATAAATTCAACGGTCAGATCAACTGCATGGTCATAATGGTTTTCCAGAATTGCCACAGCTCCATACGGCGTAGATTCTGCATGATAACTAACAACATTCTTTTTACCACTGCTGTTAGCATTTGGATTTCCACCAAAACCGCCATTGCCATTAGAAGCCTTTTTCACAGTAACTTTACAGGTATATTTCTTTTTACCAATCTTTGCGGTAATTGTAGCGGAACCTTTCTTTTTCGCTTTTACACGTCCTTTAGAAGATACCGTAGCAACAGATTTTTTGCTACTTGTCCATTTTACTTTTCCTTTTGTTCCAGTTACTTTTAATTGTAATGTTTGACCGACTTTCAAAGTGGCTTTTTTCTTGTTGATTTTACCAGCCGCCGATACTGGAACTGCCATACAGACAATCAGTAACATAATGGTAAAAATTGCCAGTAACTTTTTGGATTTTTTCATATGCGTTTTCCTCCCTAAATCAGTATGATATTTGTATTTTACCACTCCAAAACGGATAGTGGAATAGGAAATTTGAAAAAAAATAACGATTCATCAAAATGACGAATCGTCAGTAAAAAACTGTCGTGAATTTCAAGACGGTTAATAGCTGTTCCACAAATTTATGGAGCTGTTTTTCGCAATGAGAAGCGAACGGACAAATTGACCTTTCGTTACTATGGCAAACTGTTTATTCATACAAGGTGCACAAATTTGAGCAGCTTATATGGGTTTTAGCCATACATGGCGAAAAGGCGTAGAAATTTCGACACCTTTTATTTTTAATAGGGGTGCTTCTAATTTGATGCACCCTACTTCTATGATTGATATTTTGAACTATCATCAATTTGATGACGGTTAGCATTTCGGACAATTTGTCCTAGGTTCGCCACAATGACTAGTGACTCCGCATTCATGCGGAAAAGTGGATGCTTCAATCACCAAAGTCAATTTTACTTCGGCTAACTGCGACTCTTCCTAAAAGACGAGACGCACACTGTCGAAAATTCGACAGTGAATAAGCCGCCGAAATTTCGGCTCCATTATTTTGTGGAAGCCAATTCTACTAAAATTTTAGCGAAAAGGTGTTCGTCATAATGACGAGAACCTTGATTGATACGTTTTCTAAAATAATAGAAAATGCTCTTGACTTTTGTACGCCCATAAATTATAATGAATTATGCAAGGACAAAATAAGGAGGTGAACAAAATGTCCCCAAGAACAGGTAGACCACCTGTAAATGGTGAATCAAGAAAGGAAAAGCTCAATATTCGTCTTACAAAAGAAGAAAAAGGACGCATAGACAAATGTGCAGAAGAACTTGGAATTTCAAGAACGGACACCATTATGAAAGGAATCGGTCTAATAGAAGATGAAATAGGCGAAAAATAAGGAACTGGCTCCCTAGGAAAGAAACAGTCCCTTATACAACACCCCCTACAGGGGATATGCAAATTATAACACTGTATATCCCCTGTTTGCAAATAGATTTTTTAACAACAGGAGGATTTTCTATATGAACGAAATCACAATTAACACAGCAAACCGGACACCTATTGAAATCGCACTTGGCATTGATGAAGAGGGAATGACTACTGCAAGAAAGTTATATGCCTTTTTAGAATTGGATTCTAGCAATTATTCAAGATGGTGCAAGAGCAACATTACAGGAAATGAATTTGCAGAGGAAAACGTTGATTATTGGGCATTCGTCATTAATGACGAATGGGGAGGGCAGGCTACTAAGGACTACAAAATTACTGCTCATTTTGCAAAGAAGTTATCGGTAAAAGGTAATAGCGAAAAAGCAGAAGAAGCTAGAGAATATTTTACTAGACTTGAAGAAAAGGTAAAACAACAAGTAATTGATTATTCTAAACTGTCCCCGGAACTGCAAATGTTTAATCAGATTTTTCAACAGGTAGCCAAAACTGAACTGGAACAGAAGAAACTTGCGGAGCGTGCCGACCAACAAGAGAAGAACATGAAAACCATCATTGATACCTTTAAAGGAACGGATTCCGATGTTGGCACAGAGAAGTGGGTAAACAGATGTATTTCAAAGATTGCCGAGAGCGATGATTTCTCTTACTCATTCGGGAATAAATATGCCGCCGCCAGAAACGAAAGCTACCGCAGATTATCGGACAGGGCTGGTTGCCGATTAGATCAGCAACTTAGAAATGCGATTTCCAGAGCCGAGGAAAGAGGATGCACCAAGGCACAGACTAACCAGATTAATAAACTGTCCGTGATTATGCAGAATAAGCGGCTGAAAGAGATTTACGTTAGTGTGATTAAAGAAATGATGATTGCATACAGAGTAGAAATCGCATAATTAGATTTTTACAGGGATACACAGGAGGAAAATAAAATGACAAAGGCTGAATTACAGAAAACAATTGACGAACTGAACGCAGATAACAACGAGTGCTTAGTGCTTCTGGATGAGTATATGTACAGACAGAGAATCATTGAAAATCTTATCAATTTGAAAGACCTGTCAAAATTAAAGGGAATGTATCTCTTTACCAAACAGTTAATCGGGGAAGCGTGATATTATGGCAAATAGAATCCAGTTCAATGACTTTCAGAAAAAGAGCGTGTACGCCAAGTGCAACGGAAAATGTGCGATATGCGGTAAGCCTGTCAAATTCAAGAAAATGACAATCGACCACATTACGCCGTTGTCCCGGGGCGGCACAAATGATATTAAGAATCTGCAACTGGCATGTAAGCGTTGCAACAGCATGAAGAGCAACATGACAATGGATGATATGATGGGGCAGATTTCCGAGATTTTGAAGTATAACCGCAAACAGAAGTTGATTAGAGTGTTGGGAGGAATTATAGAATGATACCATAATATACTGAATGATACTTTCGCCGTATGCTATAATATAAAATCATAATAAGCAATTTTTAAAGCGTTTACCTTTCGGGGTAGGCGCTTTTTTGTTGCCAAAAAAGAGGACAAATTTTTGCATTGTTCTTTTCTATAGTATGAAACTTTAAATAAATTAAAGGGGATATATCCCCCTTTCTGAGGGTTAGCATATGGCAGAAGCATTTTTAAAAGTGGATGGGGTAGCAATGCCCTGTCCTTCTTCTTTCACATGGGGATTACAGGATATATCGGCATCAGAATCCGGCAGAACAGATGATACGACCATGCACAAAAACAGAGTTGGACAGAAACGAAAGCTGTCTGTAGGTTGGAATGGCCCAGATTGGGACACTGCTTGCAAAATTATACAGGCAGTAAATCCAGAGTACATACAGGTCACATATCCAGACTTGCTATCTGCAAACAAGCACGAAACCAGAACATTTTATGTTGGTGACAGGGAATCCCCTTTTAAGTGTTGGTGGATAGGCAATGAGCGCATGGAAGGACTTAGTTTTGATTTTATCGAGAGGTAAGATATGCGAAATTTATCAACGGAATTTAAAGAACAACAGAATAGTGGGAATCGTAACTATCTGAAATATGCAGATTTTACCTTTACAGACGGAAGCACATTATCCATTACCGACAAAGATTTATGGTCTAATGGTTTTAAGTTTGAGGATGCAGTATCGCAAAGCGGTTCTTTTGATATCGGCGCAGCTATCGTAAATAAACTGACACTGCAGATCAACAACTTTTCTGGCAAGTACACAGATTACATCTGGGACGGAGCGAGAGTTGTTTGCCATATTGGGCTTGAATTATCTACTGGCATTGAAAAAATCCGTATTTGTACCATGACAGTAACAGATGCCCCATACCAAAACACAGCTATTATCAGCCTAACTTGTGAAGATTCCATGCGATTATTTGATCGCGATTATTCAGAAAGTAAACTGACTTATCCGGCAACAAGATTACAAATCATCCAGGATGCTTGCAATGTGTGCGGAGTAACACTTCAATCTACAAGGTTTGATAATGATGATTTTGTGATTCAGAATCGACCAGACGATAGTAGCATTACTTTCCGACAGGTAATTGCATGGGTAGCGCAGATGGGCTGCCAGTGGGCGAAATGTGACGAATATGGTCGCTTATGCTTTGGATGGTATGAACGTGAAGTCCCGGATAATTTTTATGATTTGGTGGAAACTCCATGGAAAGATGTAGAAGGTAACGACATATTAGATACCACTGGTGAACAAATCATTACTATCATGCAGACTGGGATTACAGCAATTCAAACAAACGGATTTACTCCATGGCTGTATGATCTTGAAATAACAGGTGTAAAGGTTACAGAATACGTTGAAAATTCTTCTCAAAATGAAGCGAAAACATATCAGTCGGGGAAATCTGGCTACGTTATCGAAATAAGTGATAATAAGCTAATTCAAGAGGGAACAGGAGAAGCAATCTGCAAGATTATTTCAGACAGATGTGTTGGAATGAAATTCAGACCGTTTTCTACTGGTGCTTTAACAAATATTGCATGGGAAGCTGGTGACACCATTGCGATTTCCGATAGAAACGGAAAACAGTACAAGAGCTTCCTAACTTCTGTTACTTTGAATCCAGGCGCATTTGAGCAACTTGAATGCAGTGCTAAGAGTGCATCCAGGAATAAGCAGAAACAATATAGTCTTAATCAACAAATACAGGCAGAAAATAATAAGAATTTAAGAGATGAACGTACCGCCAGGGAAAAAGCACTGGAAGAATTATCACAGCGCCTTGCTGAATCTTCTGGAACATACACGACAGTAGAAACACAGCCGGACAGAAGCAACATCTATTATCTTCATAATAAGCCGCAGTTATCCGATTCTGACATTATATGGAAAATGACTGCGGAAGCGTGGGCTGTATCTACAGATGGTGGACAACATTGGAATGGTGGCATGACAGTAGATGGTGATGTGATTGCCAGAATCCTTACTGCTACAGGTGTTAATGCTGACTGGATTAAGACGGGAGCCTTGGTGGTTCGTGATAATAGCGGAAATATTATATTTTCTGCCGATATAACTAAACATCAATTAATAATGGATGGATCCTCAATTAGGATTGGTGCATCTCCTTTGGATGGACTGTTAAACAGTATGCAGGGGCAGATCGATGGGAATATAAATACCTGGACAGGAACATCAGTACCTACATTGAGCAATTATCCGGCCAATGAATGGCTGGACGATACCGAAATGAGCAAGCATGTCGGTGACATTTACTACGATGGCGATAGCCACGCATACCGCTTTGTAAATGAAGGCAATGGATATTATTGGAAACAGCTGAAAGATACGGACGTTACAAAGGCACTGAAAGATTCTGAGGACGCATTGTCGGCAGCGAAACAGGCACAGGAAGCGGCAGCTCTCGCCAAAAACATGACATTGCAACTGAGCAATGAATACCAGGGCGTTTCTGTTGATTCTGATGGAAATTACGGCACATTTCCAAGCGATGTGATTACACATGCTGTAGTAATGTACGGGACACAAGATATTACAGATGATTGTAATTTTATAATCACAAAATCAGATAGTATAACAGGAATCTGGAACAATTCAGCAAAGACATATACGGTAACGGGGCTGTCAGCCGATGATGGTTGGGTAGATGTTAGGGCAACTTATCTTAGTGCTTTGACGGTGACCAAAAGATTTTCCATTTCAAAAATTTATGCGGGAAACGATGGAAAGAACGGTCTTCCGGGAGAACCTGGACGAGATGGAAAAACAAGTTACACCCATATTGCTTATGCCAATAGCGCAGATGGTAAAACCGATTTTTCGGTGTCTGATAGTAACCGGGAATATATCGGTATATATGTTGATTTTGAACTACAAGATAGCACTAACCCGGATGATTATGCATGGACGCTTGTAAAAGGTGCAGATGGGGCAAATGGATCTCCAGGAAAACCTGGAACAGACGGAAGAACACCATATTTCCATGTAGCTTACGCAAACAGCGCGGATGGTAAGATGGGCTTTGATGTATCTGATAGCACTGGAAAAGAATACATCGGGCAGTATACAGATTATACGGAAGCCGATAGCACTAACCCCGGTGCCTATTCATGGACAAAGATTAAGGGAGAACAAGGAGTTCCGGGTAGAACATATTTTCTTGAAAGCCCATCATATGTTATTAAGCAACGCGCGAATGGCAGTGTAGCCCCGAGCTATATTACTTTGAGTGCTTGGTATCGCGATGGAAACGCGGAAACACGAACAGCATATAAAGGTCGTTTTAAAATCGAAGAATCCGTAGATGGGGAAAATTGGAAAACGGTATATTCTTCTGCGAAAGACGAAACAAGCGTTTCACATAATTTATATACGGTATTATCAACTAAAGCGGGAGGAATTATAACAACGGCTTCTGGAAGGTCAATTGGAATTCCAAGAGATGTAAGTGCCATAAAATGTACCTTATACGCGGCGGGTGGATTTTCACAACCATTAGATTCCCAAAGTATGGCGGTTGTAATTGATGTAGATGCACTTACACATGAAGAAATATTTAACCTCTTAACCAATGATGGCGCAATTAAAGGAATTTATAAAGAGGGAAATCAGCTATATATTTCGTTCACTTACGCCAAGGGTGGCACATTAAAGCTTGGCGGTAAAAATAATGGGTATGGGATATTAGAGGTACTGAACCGCCGTGAAACTGGATGGGCTAGTAAGCTTGATCCTGACGGATTAACCATATTTAAAGATTATGTAAATGAAAATAACTATAAATGCCTTATTTTTGATTCAAGCGGAATTAAGTACGGAGTAACCGATTCAGCAGGATTACTGAATCTAGAAATGCCTCTTTTGGTTAACGATAATGGCACAATGGCCATTTTAACAAGTGATATTTATGGTTATTCTGATGATGGAAAAACAGCTTTTCAGTTTTTTAGTGGCAAAACAGTAAACTCAGGTTACATGATAGTAAATGTTAAATCAGACTTTTATGATTCTGCTAATTTTCATAAGTCCGTTACGATGAGTGGTCTGCCGTGGAACTCTAGTGCAAGTGCAGCTGTTGTTTTTGCATCTGATATGAAAACTCTTAATGCGGCTGCTGCATCTTCGATTCGTTACAAATCAATAGGAAACGGAAAAAACATAAAAGAAGATGAACTGGAAGACCTCTACAGAATCAAGGTAATCTGGGCGAAGTACAAAGACGGATATTTATCCGAACAAGATGAACGCTATGGCAAAGAAATGCCGATGTTCATAGCTGAGGACATTGACCGCAGATTTCCATTAGCCGTTGACCATAATGAAAAAGGCAAAGCTGAAAACTGGAATTACCGTATTATAATCCCCTGCATGTTTGCCATGCTGAAAAATGACCATGAGAAAATCCTGGCTCTCCAAGCGGACAACCAGGAACTGCATTCAAAACTGGATGCTTTGTCAACAGAAGTACAGGAATTAAAAGAACTTATCAACAATATTTCACGAAAGGAATGA